CTGCCAGTTTGTTTTGTCCAGGTTAAGTCCACGTAAGGCTTCGGCGGTCTGTGAGGCAAGGGCCGCAGTAATTAAGCTTTGTGCTTCCTGCGGAACGGCAAACCAGGCGGCACCGCTCTGGGTTGGCCCTGTGTAATCACTAACAAGCATCAGTTGAGTGTTATTTGTGATTGCTTTAACGGGCAGTGTATAAGGAGTTCCACCAACTTTAACAACAATGAGGTCGCCAGCTTTTAATTCCGTTGTGAATGATGTTCCATTACCAGTAACCGCAGCTGATTTATTGGTTAGCGTAAGAGTTCCTGCAGACATGACTGTCTCCTGAAATAAAAAAAACCCGCCGAAGCGGGTTAAAGTGTAGGAAATATCGCGTAGGGGATTTTGAACCCCCTTGAATATAACGGCGTCTCGGTATAGGGCGGGTTGTTATAAGCGTCATATCGCAATAAAACGCTACCTGATTGTTGTTTAATCGCGAGACTGGCTCGCCCTCCGGCTCCTTCCGAGGTTTCATTAAGCAGGCCAGGAAACATATCGGACGGGAAAAATGGCGTTCCCGGCACGGCAACGGACAGCGTTTTATTTAAAAGGTCATAACCTGCGGGAACATTAATAAACCCGATTATTCGTGGAGTGGTTGCTGCCGATTTAGCAGACCATATCAATTTACCAGATCCGTCGAAAACATCTAAATAACCAGACTCTACCGGCGCGCTCATTGAGGTGAAGGCCAAATTAACCTGGTTGGGAATAAAATAATCTGCGCCAGGAAGTCCCCATGCACCTACAGCCAGCCGAAACCACATTATCTGGCCCGGCTTGTGGTAGTTTTGTGTATATGTCGTTCCTGAAGGGGTAATAGAATCTTCAAGGTAGGCCAAGCTTTCAATCTTGCCCATATCCGGTATTGTTCCGCCCCAGTCACCAGTTTTACCCATTTTAGGCTTCTCCTCATATCGGAGAAGCCTGGGTGATGAGTAATCACTATTCACTGTGACAGAACCTGCTGAATTTCTTACCTCAAAACCGCTCATAAAGCACCTATATATATGAGTAAATTTCTAATGTTGCAGTTCCGTAAAAATACTGACTGAGAGTAAAGTAAATTGTCACCCCACCATTGTAGCAAGACGTAACCCATGTTTTGGACTGAATAGTGTCGCAATTAAGCACAGCAAAACAAGATTCTGTAACCCCCGATATTGGCACGTTAACTTGTTTATATGCCCCCGCTTTGGAAGGCACCTGTACTTCCGCTTGTTTTTTTAACAGGTAGTCTCCGAGATCTACCACAAGCCGCCCAGTGGCATCCCAACATTGCAAACCAGACATCAGAAAAGCCCCATTCTTACACGCAGAACATTATTGGAATCCCATATTTGTACTATGTTATTAGTAATTAGCATTCGACCATTGCCGCCGCTTCCGTTAAGTTCGAAGTTTCCATTCTTGTCCAATCGCCAGCCTGATGTTCCTGCCACGTAATTTGCCGACTGGATAAAGGCACCGATTTTAGCACTGGTAATAGTGCCGTCCTGGATAAAGGCCGAGTTCATAAACACCTGGCCATTCACCACAAAGAATGCTGCCTGATAATTCCCCGGATCGCTGCCGGAATAAATACCAAACTGGTCAGCGGCAAAAACAGTTGTGGATTTATAACCTCCTGCTCCGTCAGGCTCTATGCCCATGGCAAAACCAGTGTTATACAATTGGTCACCACGTTTAATGCCGAGGTTGAGCGTATAGAATGCCTTGGCTGTTCCATTATCTGTTACAGTTGCGGTTAGCTTTTGGTTAAGCGCTGCCGTAGTTTGTGCATATTGAGCCTGAACCTGAGTTGTTAATTCAGCCAGAGACTTATCAACATCAGCGACAGTAGTTTTAACGATAAGAATATCCGCTCTGACTTCCCCGTACTGTGCCCATTGATGGTCAACAGTAGAGTTATTAGCGAGAGCGTTTTCTAAAATCCCCTCAATATTGGTATCAATACCATTCTGAAGGTTTTCAAATGCGCCAGAATTGCGAATTGCATCATCGATATAATCCAGCATTCCTGGGATATCAGCTGAAGCCTGTCCTGATGCTTCGACAAAGGGAGAAACACCAAATGCGTTTTTTGTTCTTACGTACATATAGTACGTTGTGTCTGCTTTGAGATTATGAAGCGTCCACTGACTGGAGCGACCAAGAAATTGGGTCTGCTCCTCAATGAGCGAGGGGTCAGTGATGCGATTCTCGCCTGAATACCAAAACTCAAATGTCGTATCAGTTGTTGCTGTTACACTCATCACCGGCACAATATCAGCCGAAAAAATGCCAGGCGTCCATATAACAGATGTTGGTGCCAGCGGAGCGCCTATCACCAGGCTAACCTGAGTTTCAGCTCCTTTCATTCCGTTCTCATTCCGGCCTCTGACGCCAAGCGTGTAGCTTCCGGCATTCAATCCGTAGAAGTCATAGCTAAACTTCTCGGTCTGATATTGCGCAACCACTTTCCCCGAATCGTTATAGACATAGAGTTCGAATACCAGTTTTTTGGTAGTCGTGGCCGTCTCCCAGGTAGCCGTAACCTGTACAGTTTCGCTGTTTACGTTAATAACGCGCAGGTTTTCAATATTTGGAACGCGATAGCCGTTCAGCGTGTCGTTCGGCACCTCAAATACTGCTCCGGCATCTACCACAGCTTGTTTGTTCGGATCGTGCTGCGAGGCGGTTATGCTATAAACGGAGTTGTTTTCTGTCTCGGCAATACTCAGGATACGGAAAAGACGAGTAGAAACCTCCGTAGTGGAGATAGCAAATACAGTCCCGTCCCTTACCCATGCTGGCGTGGTTTTCAGTGTAACGACAGAACCAGACGCTGTTGTGATTTCATACTTCGAGAACTTACCGTTGCTTCCCATAATGGACATAACATCGCCGGGAGATACCAGGCCGGAGAGATTCGCATCTACGGTGATTTTATTCCCTGAGTGTGAAAGGATTCGACCACCAAGCCTTGCGCCAGCGTAATCATTATCCATGACCTCAATGATGTCGCCGGGTGTAAATGCGATGGCATCTCGCGCCATCTGGAACGTCAGTCTGTTGCTCTCGCGTTTCGCAGTCTCAAGAATCCACTTACCCGCTCGCCATGCCTGGCCGCGTGACGTACACCCGAAGGCCTCGATAGTGGTTTCGTTGTAATTGCCTCTGGCGATCATCTCATCATCAGAAACGTATTCCTTCACCTGTTCCCAGCCGTTATCCGGGTCGGTCCAGGACACCACGACAGCGTTGTACTTCTCCGATCGCTTAACCGAGCTGCGACTGAACTTCCCGTCAACAACGTTAGCATTGGTTACGGTGGCGATAGGGTCTTGCGGGGCATCCAGCATAACTGTCAGCCGCATGCCGTCCCAAAGTGCAATCCCTCTGAACATCCCGGCAATTTTGTCGAGAATGTCGCGGGCGCTGGCCTGCTCAGTAATGTAGGCGTTCAGAGTCATTCGGGGCTCTTTCCCACCGTAGCCATCATCTACAAGCTGATCGCAATACTGAGAAAGGACATACAGCGCGCCGTCATCGACATCAATTGAACCCGCCCTGCGTGCCAGTCCGAACCGAGTATTCTTTGCCAGTTCACGGAAAAGCCATGCTGGGTTATTGGTCCATGCCTTCTTAAAGCCCCCGAGCCATAAACCGGTATAGGTTCTGGTGATTGGGTTGTAATTATCCGGCACATCAACAATTAGCCCGCGCAGATGATAGGTGCGGCTTGGGGTGTCGGTGTACTGGTCACGGTCGATTACAGCGCCAGCGATCGCCGAGAATGGGTAGGACAGGTTATCGTCGGTTATCTCAGTAAAGCTGTTCCAGATAGTGCCGTTAGTCAGCAGGTCACTCGTACTGTCAGGCGTTACGCGGCGTACACGGATATCGAATGGTTTAATGTCAGGCGCATCGATGACATGAGCCTCAAGATATTCACCCGAAATCTTGCCGTTAATCGTGACCGTTTTCTGCTGCACCCATCCTGCCGATGCAGTGCGGGTTTCAAGAACAAGCGTTACTGACGTGTTTTTCTGGTTTCCCTTTGTGTCCTGCTGAACAAGTCCGGTAACGCCAACGTTGAAGCGCACACGCGTCACATCCTGGTCTGTTATGGTTCGCACCAGAGGCGTTGCATACTTAACCTCTGTATTGACGATAGTGGTCGCCTCTATGGCAGAAAACCCATTTATTGGTGCCTGTGTCTCTGAGCCAGGACGCCAGGCAGCACTCACCCCGTTGATGCTTACATTACCGTTGGCATCTGTAATAGGCGTTTTGTTGAGCATGAAAGAGGAAAGGTGTGACTGGTCTACCGGACCGTAAATTGGCCCCTCACTGATGAGGTCCAGCACACGGTAAAACTGTTTTGATTTGAGGTTATCGTCGAGAAGTTTGGGGGTGCTGGCCTTGCCGCCGCCTGAAGACATAAAGCCACCTTAGCTAATTGATTCTGTCCAGTCCTGGTTGTTCGAAGTGTCGATACCGAGGGATATTACGTTTGAGCCAACCACCATCTCTCCAAGAAGGAGGGGCACCGGCCGGCCCTGACCGACGCGGTTTTCAGCGCTGGTAAAAGAGTTGTTCGTGATGGTGTTATTTTCTGCCGCTTCTGCCGCGTTCTTTGTTTTCATGTTGCGTGCCATGTAGATGGAGTAAGCAACAGAGGCTGCGGCTATAACAAGCGTAGCCACCAGAGCTACGGTGCCTGTGATAGCGCCTTCCACTACAGGAACGAAAATCACGGTTGAGCCATCAGGAAGCTTCCTGTCCATGTGCAGGCGGATGGATTCTTCTGTCACATCTTCGCCAGCCATACGGATGCGTATGCGGGTTTTCAGGAAGTCCTTTTTGAACTCGGGGCTCTGTGCCAACAGAAGACGCAACCCCTGGGCAGGAGTCTCAACATTCATCTCGACCTGGCGGAAATGTCTTCGTAAATGCCCTGCAAATTTAAAGATGAGCACCTTTCGTGTCTCCAGATGGAATGAGTTTGCTTAATGAACGCAGGCCTGTAAGGCTCCCTGCGACTGAGGTGACCAGCGCAGTCATGATGGAGAACCATATTTTCGTGCAGGAGGATCATGGCGTGGCATGGGTCAGCACCAGGGAAAGGCTGACGAATAATTACGTCGCCGGGCTCAGCTTCCGACAGTTCCACCCGATGGAAATCATTGGCCTCCATATTTTTGAGATACAGGTTCTCTTCCCGAAGCCACCACCCCTGCGTCCTCTCAAAATCAGGCAGCTCGATGCCGCAGAGATGGTACGCATCACGAAAAAGGGTGTAGCAATCCATCACCCCATGCTCGAACCTGCGGCCAAGCAAATGCGGTACTGCCCTGAACTTGAGCAACCGGCCATTAGATGCCAGCCACCATGGCAGGTCAGTCAGCACCTGCGCATGACGATCTGCACCTGAGAGGACGGAGAAGCTTTCAGGGTGTGAATGGAATACCGCCGTGATATCACCCAGCTCTTCCGCTGCAAGCCAGTCATCGTCGCTTATACGGAAGTATCGCGCTGGCTCAGGGTGTGAGTTACTGCATGGGAAGAACACTGAGTCATCAATGATTAGCCCGCACACCTCGTCACCTGATGTCGCGGCATAATCGAGGCACTGCTGAATCAGCTCACCTTCTGTGAGCCTGGGAAGCTGCTTATCGGCATTGGCTCCGGGCGCGGGAATCGAAACCTGCATCCTGTCCTCCTGTGTGAGCATTTATCTTTGGCAGGGTCAGATGTCGGGTTATCCCTTTCGTCTGCAACTGGCGGACCATCGTATCCACATCCGATCCCGCGATATTGCCACTGGCATACATCAGCCAGAATGGTTCTGGCTGGGATGATGGCGTTATCGCAGTCAATTGGCGTTGCCAGGGTATAGGTGACCTGCTCGGCGGTTTCCTCTGTCATCTCTTCCACGACGTAACGAGAAACCGCCTCCATCGATGGATCTGCGTCAGGGTTACCATTTGGAAAATTGACGGCATCGAGATGCTTAACCGGCACCTGGCGGCGAGTAATCACCACCCCGAGCATGTCGTCGAAGTCATGGTTAATGCCAGTTATCAGGCCGGTGATATTTGCAACCGTCATGGTTGGGCGCGCATACGCCCCTTCGTTATTGCTCTGAAACCCTTCAACGGCTATCGGGTATGCAGGATAGGTGGCCCCCTTCCATACGACATCCCCGTAATATCCATTGGTGCCGGAGTGAAAGCGGATTACATCACCGCCATAGGGCTGAAGGTTTGCCTCGAAGAGGTCAATGAACGCGCCAACGCCTGCGTCAACGCTTTCGATAATCAGTTCCGCTGGTATATCGCGCACGGAAAACTCCCATTAAAAAAGCCACCCGAAGGTGGCTTATCTTGGTACTTGTTCGAAAGTTGCTGTCAGCTCGTAATATCCGCCCGTTTTGACCGTGCTCCATGATCGACAGACGAATAACTTCTGTATCCCGGTATCTGACGGCGTCCAGTAGAATGACTCGACGGCCATTCTTGCTTTAAGGAACGCGTCGATATCTTTTACTGGATTAGCCCGACAGTTGTCGTCTGCACCCCTGAACACAAGCGAGTACTTATCCATGAGCGGGTTTATACCTTTAACCTGGCGCTGCTCATAACCGTCGCCAAGCTTTACCACCGCTACATTAGGTGTACGCTCAACGGTGAACGCCTTTTGTGGTGACCAGGTGAATGTCTGCGGCATTATTTCCCCCGGTTTAGCAGGCCATTAGGCCGCTGCTGGTCACGAATGGTATTGAGGCTAACTTGTTTCATCATCTGTGCCATCTTCGACATAGTGGCATCATCTATGCCGCCAGTAGTGTTTATTTCGAAGTTAATGTTCTGAACGATGCTGCTCCCACCGCTCCCGCCCTTCTGAATATCCCTGTTGCTAATCACCCGACCATTGTCACCCGGTATCATGTACTGGCTGCCGTTATTAGCCTGGTAAATCTCAGGTTTACCACCCTCGCCTACCCGGTACATGGAATTGGCCGATACAGGCCCGCCATGCTCACGCGCGCCAGCAACAGCCATTCCTTTTGCTGCAAGCAGAGAGCCAGCATATGCCGTCTGCCCGACAGCCGCCGCTGAGCCATAGGTGGCAATAGATGCGCTGATGGCCGCCGGAGCCCATGCTGATGCAGCTGCCGTTGCTTGTGCCATCGTTGAAGCAAGTGATGCCGCCGCCGCAGCCTGGCCCATGATTTGGCTTTTTACCCACTGGATGCCCATCTCAACCAGGCCGCCAACCACACTTCCGAGGATGGTCGTGCCGATATTGGCGAAGGCTTCCTGAAGGTTTTGGGTGCCGTTAACAAGCCCGGTTATAGCATTGGTAGCGCCGCCCTGAAGCGAATCGATGGCAGAAGCGGCGAGCTGGTTGATTTCGCTCTGGTTACGGTATATTTCCCACTGAGCATTAATCCTTTGCTGCTCATACTGCATGTCTGTGGCATTTCGAAATTCCATCGCTTGCTGATGAGACAAGAGACTTTGTTGCTCAAATTGTTTGATAAGAGCCAGCTTTTGAGCGTTTTCATTCGCCAATTGCTGCACAGGGTTTACCTGAGCCACAGCCTCTTGCTGAGGAGAAACCACTGCCTGAGCTCTGATTTTTGCCAATGTAGCCTGATGGTTGGCTTCCAGTCGCTCTATGGTCTGGTTGTATTGCTCTTGGGTAATTTTTTTTGCCGCAAGAGCTGTATTCAAATCCTGGACGTCTTGCTTATAGCTGGCGTTCTCTCGCGCTTCTGGAAGCAATTTCTCGGCGGCAGCCTGTGCCTTGATAGCATTGGCTGTATCCCATTTTGTCGCAGCATACTGCCTTGCCTGTTGGATTTGAGCCTGGGTGGCACCTTTTCCAAGAGAAAGCTCAGCATTTAGCATCGCCTGCTCTCTGCTTAACTCTCCTGTTGAATCAGCAGCAAGTTCTGATTGTTGTTTCAGTGCCTCCAGTTTCTGCGCTATAGCCTCAGCCTGGCTGGCAGACTGCCTGCCTTCCTTGTTGCTTTCCTTTCTTGCTTCAGTTACCCGGTATGTCTCGGCATACTCGTCCTGTAAAGCCTTCACGCGTTTCTGGTCGGTAATCCCAGCATCGGAAGCATCGTATTGAGCTTGCAGCCTTGCTCTCGCCTCTCCTTCAAGCTTGGCTAGTGCTAATCTGCGTTCAGAGTTTTTGACAAGCTTTTGGGTAGCAGCATCATCACCCTTGGACTGAGGTGCAATGAATTTTTGACTCTTTTGAGCTTCAGCTGCCGCCTTTGCTCTTATGTGGGCTATCTCTCCCTCAACTATTTTTAGTTTATTTGCCGCCTCATTTCTTCGAATTTGGTAAATAGACTCTGTCTCATACCATCTTATTGAATCGCTAATTTCCTCATTGTATTTCTTCTGATCACTAATTAGCTTATTCATCCGAGATGATTCGCCAACGTTGCTATTATAGAAGTTGAGGTTATCTGCTACGCTTTGCATTAAACCAGCCAGAGTGGAAGTTAAACCTATGGCTTGATTCAAGTCATTAATTGCGTTCCTAAATGCAACATCCAAGCTGTTCTTTGCCCTGCCTATACTTACAGGCATTTTTTCGAACTCTTCATTAACTTTTGAAGATTGCTGCTGAATTGCATTGAGGGCGTCTTGAGCAGTTAACTTCCCTTCAAGCATTCTCTGTCTCAACTGCCCTATAGAAATACCTAGGCCTGCAGCGATTTGTCGCGCAAGCTCCGGCATCTGTTCCAGAATGGAGTTGAACTCTTCTGCCCTAACTATGCCGCCTGAAATGGACTGGCCGAATTGACGCAAAGCATTGGCCATCTCTTCAGTGGATGAGCCACCAATAGATCCTATTTTCTGAAGGGTGGTAGTCAGCGCTAAAATCTGTGAGTTTGTTGCTCCGGTCTCTTTTAGTGCTGAGGTTAGAGATTCCCACAATCGCTCAGTCTCGCTAAGGCTGTTACCGGTCTGCGATGAAATAGAAGACAACGTGGCCATGGTCTTTTTGGCCTCATCAACGCTTGAGCTAAGGCGAGAAATCCTAGCCTGCAATGTAATCATTTCATCGCCGATTTCTATAATCCGCTTTGCGGTCTCGATAGTAAAAGCGCCTGCGATGGCAATGCCAACCTTGTTTAATGCGCCCTCGAAACGACCAGCAGACTGAGAGGACTTATTAAAACTACCGTCCATCTGGTCAAGCCGCTGGTTAACCTTTTGCTGCGCTGCGATGAGTTGAGCAACATCCATTTCCACTTGGTAGACGATGTTACCTAACTGCTTATCTCCGGCCATATGCCCCTCTTTGAACAATAAAAAACCCGCCGAAGCGGGTTTTATCATTTACTTTCTCACCTACAAGCTTCTTTACCGACGTAATCCGTTATTGATTCGGCAATAATCGGCGACATGTGGTCATCAGGTTGTGAGCTACTCATTTGATCTGGCGTCTCTCCGGAGCCAAGATACTTAAAAGTGTTATCTTTGCATGAGTACATTCTCTTTGAATAGGTTACCCCTGACTTCCCTTCTCTTTTTGTAATTATCGTTACAAAGTCGTTGTTTACATCCTTTTCAAGGACAGTGTAGTTAGCAGAAGAATCTGTTGGTACAGAGAATGGATATTCAGCAGCCACAGCACAAGATGAAGCAATCATGAAGATTAATGATGCTAATTTTTTCACTTAAAATTACCTCCGTTACATTTCCTGACATGCTATCAAAAAGCGATCACATATCAACCAACGAGAGGTGAACTTGCGGGGGATTGCATAGCGACTGATACAAAAAAGCCACCCGAAGGTGGCTATTTTTTAGCTCGCGTTCTCGCAACCTGGCTGGCGACGGTCAATGACCTCAGTCCCTTCAACAATAAAGCCAAACTTACCGAACAGGAAAGAGTGGTTGAACTGAGTCACAACGACATCAGAAAGCGCAACTGAGCAACGATTCTTCTCAATAGCTCTGTCGATAGCAGTCTTCACATTGGGAATGCCGAGAGGGAAAATTACCACAGGAGCCGAGTCTTCTCCCTGAACGCGAGCACCTTTAACGAAATTGTTTGAATTGAGGTTGTAGTTTTTTGTACTCGCCACGGTCAAATCGGCCACGCGTGAGCTACATCCTGCCAACAACATTACTACTGCGGCTAAAGCCAATGCCTTTTTCATTTTTTATGTTTCCATTGATTGCAATCAGAAACATCTTAACACCATAAGACCGCATGACTTACCCGCCATTTTTGGTAGCAAAAAACCCGCCGGGGCGGGTTTGGGTTATCCTGACTTTCAGGAGATAGGCCAGCACACTAGTTCGACTAGCGGATTGCGCGCTCAATCATGCCTATTTTCTGTCGGAGGCTTTCAAGGTGATGCTGAAGAGAAAGTAACTGGAACAATGCTGCCTCCACTTCATATCCCATATTTCTCAAGTCACCCAGCATTCTTCCAAGAGGGTTGGGGTTATCGCCATTTGGAACCAAATTATCTACCGGGTATCTCCATGGCGCACTGAGAGTGTGATCATTCAATTCTCTGATATGGCTGTACTGATTGAAGTAGGACATTGGGTAAGAAATTGGCAGGGCCATTTGCTTATTAGCCTTTCCAAGAAACTCACCTTCTAAGCCGTTCAGGTACTCAATCGCTTCACCAATCTGCGTTGGTGTAAGTTGATGAATGTGCTTGACCTCAAACTTACTGTGAACGTGCTTCCAAATGTCGGGGTAAATACGCCCCAGGCCCGTAGCAATCAGACGCTCCGCCGTTTGGCGAAGGGGGGTGAGCTGAGCCGCTGATGACTGGTGATCCTTCTTAGCTACAACCGGCTTCACATACGCGCCATGCTTACGGATGGCGGGAAGCACTTCGGCAGTAACCCACTTGCGAAATGCGTGAGGAACGGAACCCTTGTTCACAGCATCGCGGCAGCGAAGCACAAGAGTGTACATGCCTGACTCACTAACGATGTTGGCTTGGTCATTACCGCGACTCAAGCCCTGAATTGAAGTTAGGGCTACCTCATCTTCATCGAGGTTCTTGATCGCCTTAGTAGGGTTGCCAAGCTCAAGCGCACGGCAAATATCGGCAGCTACAAACCACGGCTCCCCTGCCTTATCTATCACACGGATTTCGCTATCACCGAACTTGAAAATAGTGAATTTCACGCTTTCTTTTGCTACACTCTTCATTGTTAGTTCCTTGGAAGTTACTGACAAATTAGAAGCCCTGACTGTTAGCGCAGTTGGGGCTTCGTTCATTCCGGGCATCTGATTCCGTTCCTTTCTACATACTCCCTCACCGCCCTTACTACCTCTTTACTAAATGACCGGTCTGACTTTTCGGCCAACTCCTCAACGGCCCTTTCAAGCCACTCGGGCATGCGCAACGTCTTTACTTTCATTCCTTCCTCCATATGTATGTGGTACGCATACATAGTATTGTGGTACGCATTGCTAGTCAATAGGTATGCAGTTTATATTGGAGGGAACTATCAATTTTAAAATGGGGACGCGTGGGCATCTTAAAGGTCGCCCGTGCGGTAGCTATGGCTGAAAGAAAGTACAAACATCCTCAGGTCAACCTGCGACTCCCAGAAGACCTCAAAAACAGAATTGCAGAATTGGCAGAGAGCAATGGCCGCTCCGCTAATGCTGAAATGGTTGCAGCTATAGAGGCTTGGGTAAAGAAAAGTGCGAAACAAGAACCAGTTAAGGTAGATGTTGAGGAACTAACAAGAAAAGTCGCAAAGCTTGAAAGCGTTGTAATGCAGGTTGTCCAAAAAGCTAACTATTCCTCCCCATCCGCAATCGACGAGGATAAAGAAAAAAAACAGGAGTAATAAAACTCGCTGTCACTACCATTTTCTTATTAATTTTCAGAACTTACTGCCAAATCAGCCTCGTCAACTCACACGTATTCAGTTATCAACCAACGAGAGGGAAAGTTGCGGGGGATTGCATACAAAAAACCCGCCGAAGCGGGCTTGGTGTGGCTAATTCCTCTTCTCTCTTGCCGACCCAGGCAACCTAGCACTTACTGTTCTTAACTGCTTTTTGTATCCACGATTACCCCGAACTATAGGGTTGCCATTTTTATCTTTTGTTACAATTGACTCTTTAATGATGTTGTTGTAACCATCTTTGACTTCATATTCGAAAGAAACGGTGTCGGTCTTAAAAACCCACTGTTTCGAATCGAAAGCGAGAAAACTGTAGCGAATCCCGTCCACGATTATGACGTGAGAATGAAGGGCCTTAGTATTGCCACCCCTACTCGGCGGCCGGCTTTTCTCTGCCAAAAATTTCATATAATCAGAGATTCTTTTATCAGTAATTGACTTGGCCATGTTTTTATCTCCATCTTTCCAGAGCGTAGACAGTATCTCATCCAGCAAAACCATAAGCACTGATCATCTGTCAGGATGGGCTAACAAACACAGCCAGGATAGGATAAATCCCATTACCTATAAATTTGAGTGCCTCCATGGCTGGTTAATCAAGAGCATTAACTTCCTTGCCGAAGACAAAAAGCTTGTATAGCTATGGACTTAACTTAAACACTGCATGGAGCCTACAAGTGGCAGTAGCAAAAGATCAGAGCATGAAATCTGTTAGAGCTGGGTTTTATACGAGTTCTGAAAACATCCGCTCAAATAACCGAGGGATAACTGCTAAGTCTTTCGAAGCATTGTTTAAGCGTTGCACTGATAGCATGACAATGACTCATACTGCAGATTTCGGTGAGCGAGAGCTAAAGATTCAATTTATTGAGAGATCAGTTGATGATGGCTCGTATTTTGGCTTCATGTCTCGAAGAAGAAAAAGTGCAACATTGGCATACATCACTGATAGCACGTGGGTTGAAGAGAAAATTCCCTTAACCGGTGCAAAGGCTCTTTCAGAGAGAACCTTTTTCATCTACTACCCTGACATTGATATTTTGATACTGTCTCTTAACCACTTAGGGCCAAAGCATAGTGATTTGGCATTTCTTTTGTTCAACTCAAATAATGATGCATCGCCTATCTCATTTGAGGCCATATGGAAAGAAGAAAGCATCAAGGAGCTCCTAGAAACTGGTTCTAATTTAAGGAGTTGCGAAATTTCAGTAGCTATCCCAAGAAATTTTAACGCTTCTAATTACGAGCTGGATGGAATGTTTGCTCGCCAAATGATTAATATGATTAAAGGAACCAGCTCTAGTCATTTAACTTTGTCTCTTCGGGGCCATTCACCGCTTAAGAAGAAAACCAAAGGGTGGCTTGAGGAAGATGTCAAGGCAAGCCTAAAGGAGCTTCTTGAGAAATTCCCAGGCGGGGATGGACGGCTAACAATTGAGAAAGCTGATGTAGTTGCCCAAGGTGACCGAAAGAAGAAAAACTTGGTTGATGAAGTCCTTACTACTAGAAAGATGGTAACAATCCAAAAAGATGGTTATCCGACAGATATTGATGTTAAAAATGCTATGATACAGGCTAAAGCCGAAAATGCTCGGTACCTAACACAGTATTACTTGATCGAAACACCATAACGAGAAAAAAATGAGCGCGCTGAAATCTTTCGTATACAAGACTGGTGCGGCTGTACTGATAGCATTTATCGGTTCAAAATTCCTTTATAATCTTGATCATAATGCAGTCATCTCAGCAGCAGGCGCTCTTTCTACAATATCAGGAGTGCTTTTTGGTTTCGTTTTGGCCTCGGTTACCATTCTTAGCAGCTTCGATAATTCGAAGGGACTCATAGGGGCACTGCAAGCTAATGGGGTTTTGAAGGGCATCATAGAGGGTCTATTTGCTACAGGAATGACCCTCATAGCAGCATGCATTTCAGCAATGGTATCAATGTTTGCGCCCGTAGTTTACGGCTTGGCTTTGGATTACTACACGCTGCTGCTCGCTGTCTCATACTTGGTAATTTCCATGATTACTTTCTGCATGAATTGGAAAGAGCTCTCAGCAGTAATCGGACACGCATAAACTGCCGTGCGATGGGCTTTGATGCCCCTATCCTCATAAAACTAGACTCAATCAATTATCATTTAGCCGCCGCGCCTTCCTCGCCAGATAATCATCTGCTACTTGATCGTACTCTTCTCGAGTAAAGCCTTTCTGCTCAGGGTATTTCGTTGCCAGGAGCATCTGAAACTTGGTCATTGTCAGATTCCCTGCTTCCTGCTCTGTCATGCCGAAATGAGCCTGTGCGGCCACGATGTAATCAACGGCGCGGAACTCGGTGCTGGTCTCTCCGCTTTCATGCCGCTGGAGCCTTCGCACTTTCGCCTTGCCGATAACGCCATGGGTTATCAGTGACTGCGCAATCAGCAACATGTCGGATTCAGGCAGCGCGCCCTTTCGAATCTTGAATGTGCGACCATTACCTTTAGAGGGATGGAATACGCCGGTCAGCTGGTCAGCGTCTTTGTCACAACAGGCATTCAGAACAACCACTGAAGCGAGAAACGCCTTGCGGCCATAACTGGTAGTCTTGATGTGGCTGATGAGCCATTGCGGAACGTATCCATAAGCCTCAACAGCTCTTTTAACCAGGCTGGTTACTTCATCGTTGTGCAGGTCGTAAAACACCTGCACTATTTCTTCTGGCTCACCAATACGCGACATGTTCACAAATGACGGCCGGAAGAAATAATCCTCACCGTCAACGCTGATTAGGCACTCGCCAATCTCTTTAAGCGGGGTCATGTTGTCTCCATAAGCATTATCAAGGGCGACCGCAACCGCCCTTTGGAATGGTTACGAAGCGGTGACTGTCACTGCGCAGGTGGCTGTGAAGTTGCCATCGTTGGATTTGAAGGTAATCGTCGAAGTGCCGGCAGCAACACCCGTTACCAGGCCAGTGCTGCTTACCGTTGCTTTGGTAGCATCGGATGTAGTCCACGTACCGGATTTGTCGGTTGCATCAGATGGCAGGACATTGCCTGTCAATTGTCGCGTCGCACCAACAGCCAGGGATGCCGTTGCAGGAGTTACCGTTACCCCTGTAACAGCCACGGAATCGTCAGTGTCGATAACCTGAATAGTGTCTGCCGCCGCCACCTTGAACTCAGTAGAGAACGTGATGATGTCATTTGTTCCGCCGTCAGAACTCAATGCGTTGATCAGCATGTAACCGATGAAGGTCACCGGCCCGAATTCCATACGCACCCACAAAGTTGGCTGTCGGGCTGCCTGAATCTCAGTATTGAAATATTTAATCAGGCGACCGACTCCGTATTGGTCGAGTTTGTCATTGCGGCGAACCTCACCTTCGAAAGAGATAGTGAAATCGGCATTAGTCACGATATTTTCGACATAGCCTTTGGTGTCATCAGCATCAGACGTCACGCTGTTGGGCGAGAAGTCGAAGCCTTTACTGGTGCCGGCCGCCAGGGCTTTCCATTCTGACTCCTGCGGGAGGGTATCGGCGCAGCCATCAGCTACTTCGAGCACAATGGCGCGGCCAAACAACTTTGTGTTGTCCGTAGGGCAATTTGCTGCCATGGGTAATTCCTCTTTGATGTTTCGGCTTACTCGCCGTATTTGATTGCAAACTGAAGCCGATAGATGAGGCGACCTTCAGCTGTTAGGACTGGAGCGGGGATACCGCCGAAATTTTCTATATAGCCAATACAGTTACTTGGCAGAGGGTCTGATTGCACATGCTGGATAATTTGCTGCACCGAAGTGTCTAAATATCCATTCCCTCCTTTTGCGCCGATAACATCGACTAACACGTAATATTCGGCCCCTAGTTCATTGCGTATGGAAGAGCCGCCGTTAGGACGGAATACCATAAAACGCTCTGACATGTTTCCGGTGTCATTCCACATAAGGAGCTGGGTTGTAAAGCCAGCGGTAAGCCCCGCATCTACAAAATAATCACGCAGCCGGGTATGCATCGGAGGGTTCATAGCGACAACTCCTGTTTCATAACCCGGTCGATTTGCTCGCGGGTATCCTCAAATCCTTTTGTAAGGAACTCCTTCCTTGCCGTGGCTCGGCGGAATTTCTGTGGGATGTTGGGATCGTGAACATAGACCGCATAGTTGGCTGAATACCCAACGCGACCCGTCAGGCGAGTGCCGTTCACATCCAGTTCCTGATATTGACTGTTGATCAGCGTGGAGGTGTCACCGATAGGCGTATATACAGATGCCTGTGATGAACCAATAATGAGCGCACTCTTTATCGCCCTTACGGCTTTTCTTCCCTGAACATCAGCAATGAGTTTTTCAAGGTTGGCTTTGGCCTGGCTTATACCTCTGATTTTCCCAGCCATGTTCAGACTCCAGTAATTATCGCGTAATCATCCGTCAGGCGGTCGAACGTGTCTTCATACCTTATGGATTGGAGTATTTCATCAGCTCCAGCCTGAACAGGGTCTGCTTCGGTGGACACGCCAATCAGGATGTAATCCCCCATATCCGCACCGGAGAATTCCGTCCAGAAGGTGTTTTTGATTACTCGCTCTGAACCAATATCGCCGAGCCGCTTGCTCAACCCACCTTCATAGCCGCAATCGATGACCACCGGAGCTGCGAAACCCAACGGATCACCATAGTCATTCTGGCCTTCCAGTCGCTTCCAGAACGTCGCTTTGCCGGTGTATGACCAGCGGGCCAACTCTGACATTCTTATTCCCTCCAGCGCAGCACCTTCGCACCACTCTCCCGGATGCGCGGGCAGTTGATAAACCACTCCCCATCCGATTTAACGTATCCGGTTGTCTGCCGACCTGTGTCGGTAAGTACCCATACGCGCTCGAATGACCGCGGGAGTCGATTTTTAACGGATATCCACGTCATTAGCGTTCACCGTTACACATGCATCCACCTTTCCCTATCCAGATGCCTGCAAAAGCCTTATTACTGGGGTCTGGGGGAATCAGCGAGGTTGCACAGTCATACTTATCAAGCCCTCGCAGTAAGGACAGAGAGCCTGACCACCGATCCGCAAACGACTGATATCGAAACGACCTTGAGGCACCTGACGGGGCTGTCTGAGAGCTGATATAGCGATCGCCCTGCCCCAGCCCCATCAGTCCTAACAAATACATCTGAATTAGCAGCGCTGTCGCAGGTTGGTAATGAGCATCAAGGCATTCCTGAATGCTGTTCACCTGCTCAATCAGCGCGTCAAGAATAAAGTCGGGCAGCGTGATGCCGACCGACGATAGGTATTCCTTCGCCTGTGCTGTGGTTATCATGCTGACCTCAGATATAGCCCTCCGCAGAGGGCATAAAAAAACCGCCATCGCGGCGGCTGTTACTCAGCAGGGAAAAGCTTATCCAGCTCGCCCTCTGGCAGAAGGTCTGCGAGCTTGTCGACACCCACATTGCCTTTGTACTCAATGCCCAGATCATCAAGGCGCTTGGTTATAGCCTGCTTGCGGGCCTGCTTATCGGTGGATGCATCAGGGGTTGCCGGAGTCAGCTCTGCTGATGCCTTACAGGAAAGCTTACGGACATGCGATTTCAACGAGGGATGCAGCTTTTCCAGCTCAACCACATCACCCAATGAAACGCCGTGCCACGGGCGGGTTACTTCGTATTTATCAGCCATGATTTATTCCTTATGCCATATTAGCGCCGTAAACCACACCAGACAGGCCTTCGCCGTCCTTTTTAATCTGCAAACCTTCAGCAGACATGATCTGGAAGTTGTAGTTGCTCTGCGGCATCAGACGAGGAAGCGGAACAACACCAACAGCCATACCAACCAGTGGTGAAATAACATCCTGACGACGCTGATAGCCGAAGAACTCATTGCCGCTAAGCGCGAAGGTTTGGCGGATTTCTTTGGCCGGGATGAAGCGAGAGATGGCATCAGCCACAGTACCGCTTACCAGCGCGTTGTTGCCGGAGTTAACGTTGATGAGATAAGGCTTGGACATATTTGCCCAAATCTCAGCACTCACCCACAGAACATCATAGGCAGCAACTTTGTTACGACGAGCAGTCAGGCCAAAAGCACCAGTCGGGCCGAAGAATGCCAGCATGTCAGCAGGTGAGGCCGTGGTCAGGTCGATGTTTGCACCGCCCGCGCCGCTACCAAGGTTAATCTTGGCGGTGTTGCGGTGGTTACGGATGCCCTGACCTTTGTAGCCATCAACAGAAATGCTGTCATCACCATTCAGGTAATACGCGACGCGCTTTTTGTGGAACTTGCGCATCTTGGCCGCCTGAGAGTCCAGCGCCAGATCGATACCAACAGTGCTCAGGCCTGCAGCGTGACGCCAGTTAACGCCATAACCTGCGGTAAATACCGGGATTGGGTCGCCATCTCCGCCGTATTCGGTGTGGTCGAAGGAATATGGCGCCTGACCATCAATGCTGATTGATACGTCATCAGCAATATCACCGGAAACGGTGTACAGCTTCGCGGTTTTGCCGATTGGCAGCACGGTCTGCACGCCTAGCAGGTCGTTGATGATTTCCATGCCATCTTCTTGGTCGCGCATCTGGATAATCTGGCGGTCAATCTCAGCCCAGAACTCGCGGGTAAAGCCGCCAACAGCGTTAGCTGCCAGCATTTCGGCGGTCATGCTTGGACGATAGGCATTAACCATCATGTCATGCTGATGATTGAAGATGTTGCGGTTTGCCCACAGCTCGTTCCAGTGTCCGCGCAGTCGGCTGTTTGCAGCCAGTGTTTCAGCGGTAAAATACATTCTTATTCTCCTGATTAAGCGCCAGCGGCTGCGGCAACGGTGCCTACGCGAGCGCGTACGCGGATTAAATCGGTAGTGCTGGCGGCGATGGTCGCGTTATCCTGGCTGTAGCCAATCACTGAGTCTGTGTCGGCGGTCGCCTTGGTAAACTGACCATCAGCGCCCAGTTTGATTGGGTCATCTTTCGCGTAGGTACCAGGCACGCAGCGCAATGCCAACTCACGACCTTCTTCCAGATAATTACCCACAGCAGAATCACCGGCCGGAATCGGCTCATTGACCGTTAACCCTTGGTGATATCCGGTTTCAACGATGTAGAGACGACCCGCCAGAGCGGCTGCCTGTGCAAACTCATTGTCATCGTTAATGACAACTGCAGTTCCGGGCAGAGTATCAGCCGCAACAACGCGGGTTTCGGTCTTGTACAGAGACTGACCGTCAATATTGATTCGACGATAACGTGCCATTACGCAGCACCTCCAAAGTAGGTTTTAAAATCAGGCGCACCGGTTTCTGCCTGGTTCTGTGCAGAGTTGGTGCCCAGCGGTGCGGCTTCGCCCAGAGATTTAAACATCGCATCGAGTGCTTCGCCTGACAGGGCATTGGCAACGACTTCGCCATGCTTAGCAGCTACAGCGGCGCGCTTGGTCTGTTCTTCAGCGCGAGAGTTGGCAGTCAGGGTTTCTGCCAGTTGGTTATGGTTGGCCTGCAGGGCATCAACCTTATCGTTAATAGGCTTGAGCGCTTCAGCGAAGTTAGCGGCCAGACCTTTACCGATTTCCGTGATCAGCTCTTGTTTCTCTTCAGTGGTTAAAGGCATGTCGCCCTCCGTTTTGTGGTTTGTTGCAGGAGCATCCTGCGGTGTGAAAAGAGATTTAAATTTGTTGGCTACAATTGCGACCCACGACTCCTGGCGCGCCACTTTGGTGCCTGTGTCGTCGAAGGTGATCTGCCCACCATCACTGGTATACCCGTACACCTGTGCATCACCGCCGTTACGGATGACAATCGCCTGTGAATCGGTAAAGTCAGCAATCCATGCGTAATCGTCAGGCCCGGTCGCAAATTTGTCGCGGGCAGCTTTCTCAAGGCGGCGTTCACGTTCGCGATAGCTTTCACCTATCAGCGCACCAGAGTTTGTTTTGATGGATTGCGCCTGGTCAGCGTTAACCATTAAACCCACGCCCTGCTCAGGCTGCGCAGCGCCGACTTCATGCAGCAGGATGGCGTCATGGTCCATTGCGTTGATTTTGGCGACCCATTCAATGCCCTGAGCCTTCTGCTGCTCGCTGGCCTCAAGCTGGTCGAGAAATACTGCAACACTGGTATGAATTGGCGGTACATCATCACCGCGTTCAATCGCTGCAACGCGCTCCAGAAGTTCACGCCCGCCCTCACTCTGATTGGCAACCTGAACATCAACCCATTTCTCCGCATAAATCCGATTGCCGGATTTCTTCACGTTGCGGTTCCATGCACCTATGTGGCCTACGTTGATTCCTTCTGGAGAGAAAGCAGATACGAACTTTCCATCAACCGTGGGATGCCCCAGCGGCGCCAGCGTGCCTTCCAGACCCTGATAGTGAGCGTCGATTTCAGATGCGGGATAAAGCCCGCCATTCATAACGACGTTTGCCGGCAGCGTATAGCTGGGGAGAACCAGATGTTCGCGCCCGTTATACGTCTCACGGCGAATAGACTGGCTGTTCACCTTTGTGGTGACGTTAACCTGCATTGTCATGGGTGATTACTCTTGTCTATGCCGCGTGTTTGCAGCAGTGATGTGATTTATTCGCAGCCATCCGCTTGCCCCATGTCTGGGCAAACTCTTTTTTGGCAATATCGATAACGCTGGAGTTAAGCGGCACGCCCTTCTCATCAACCAGAACCGTGACCTGTGTGCATTTGCAGTTAATCGCGTTGCCGTTGATGCTGTACCACTCCCTGACCTCATCAGAGGTGTAGAGGTGTCCGTGCCTGAGAGCGTATGTGCGTCGCGTTGTGGGGCTTAACGCGGACATATGAAGCAACATGACGTTAAGGCCTAAATCGTCTTTTGCCTGGTCATGTTCGTCCCATCGCGCACGTCGGAGTGCGGTAGTGATTTCCGTGCGTGCAATGCGGTTGGCTCTGCTGCGCTCGATATCTGTCTGAGCGGTTATATTTCTGGCAACTTCGCGAGGGTTAAGCCCGCGCCCAATACCGTCCGTCAGTACGCGGGAAAGGTCAGCCTTTATCTGATTGCTAAGGCCTTTCATCTCTTCAAACTCGCGCGCCCTGACCAGTATCAGACGGGACTGATAGGCTTCACTTAGCAGGATGTTCTCAATGCTTTCCCTGTCGGCGGCGTATGCCGGGGATTGCTGCGACAGATTGCTAAACTCCTGCGCCGTTCCTCGCTGATAAGCCGTAGACACGTAGTCCTGCCAGAACCACAAATTCAACTCCCCGCCCTGCAACAAAATGTCATCGACGAGCGATTCACCGTTTTGAAGCAGCATGGAAAGAAGTGTCTGGTCAAGGCGGAAGGTGTAGCGCTGGTTTACTGCTGGCTCTGAAGGTATGCGGTTAAGTAGCTCTATGTACCCCTTGCCGATTTTACGTAGCCGTTTGCTGAAATCGCGCATTGCGCCGCGCTCCAGCCTGTCTACACCAGTCGGGTCTTGCTTATTGGCTGGCAGTATCGCTGGTTTCGCTGGCTTGTTCGCTTTCTTCATCGTCATCCTCGGTCAGCGGTTCGCCAAGCGGCTCATAGCCTGCAGCAACACGAATTTCGTTAGCGGTAAATACCTGTTCGCCGGTTGCCAGAGTCTTCTGGTTGATGTCGCTCATCTTGCTGGCGCTATCCAGCTTGTCGACAGATGACTGTTCATTCAGGTCATCCCAGACAATACTGAACTTCGCAACCGGTTTGAGGATTTGCAGGTCTATCAGCTTGTCCACCATGTCCTCAATATCGAATGACAGTTCTGCTCGCCGAGACTGACAACGAGAATTGAAGTAAATCTGGTCTTCCGTGCTGGCGCGCTCGCCTGACTGATTGCCGACGAGAATACGTGAGGGAATATCAACCGATGCCGCAAAGGTCTTCAGGTTTACGTCGTAAGTAGGTGAAGGGTCAGCAACCGAAGTTACCAGAGGAGTAACAGATGCGCCCTGCGTGGTCAGAAGCACATCATTGCCGCTGTTAACTTCAACGGCAGCCTCATTGAATTTATCATGCAGCTCTGTGACGCTGACACCATAAAGCGACGCGAGGTTGCTGAAGTTAATCTCTTTATCGAAATTAACATTCAGTTGACGTGCAGCGTTCTTCAGGAAAGATTCCCCACTACCTCCCTCTACCTTTTCGAGGCTTACGGCTGCGTTGTAGCCAGGTTCCAGAAATCCGATCTCGTCATCGGACATATCGCCGATAATCAGGATTCGGTCGGGATGGATGTCACGCTGAACTCTACCCCCGTCAGGCTGCACTTCTGTGTACTGCCATTTCGTGACATTACCGTTGTCATCACGACTGGCGACCTTCAGTGCACTAGCCCAAGCTGGCGTAATCTTTTGCAGCGCCCTGCCTTTGACTACCGGCTCATCCCAGCGCTTATTGTCTTTGACGTGCAGAAGGATGCCAGCCCAGCGACCAACCAGTCGGCGCGTATCGGCTTTGGCGAATGAGCGCCAGAACCGATGGGTGAACACCTGTTCTTTGCTGGACTTCTCCCACGTCGATTCCTTGCGTGATTCATCATCCGGGTCACCCTCAATGACTTCAGGGTTCGTTTTCCAGCAGTTAGATACCAGCTTATTTACAGCACCGTTAGCGATGCCTCCACGGCGATAAAGCTTATAGAGGTCATGGAAGTCTAAATCTTCCTTGAAGCCATATTCGCACCACGCCGTGCTACGTTTTGCATCCAGACCCATAGACGGGTTAGCCATCATCATGCGGGCGCGCGCAAGCCTGGCATCGTTCAACGCATGGTTGACGGCCAGTGTTAATTTGTCAGTCATGGTTTGTCCGTTGGTGGATTTATGGCAACAAAAAAGGCCGCCTGAGCGACCTTATCAGTTAAAAATTACGTCAAACCCTATTAAATGATACGTACATGATTTGATTAAATTCGACATTGTGTTGCTGAGCTAATAATTCTGCGCATTCTTTAGCAACGTCTGCACCTGACTTTGATGCGTCAGCACTATAGAAGTCAAAGTTTTCTAAAACGCCGCCGTTGCTGAAGTAAATTTTATAGGACATAAACCATTGATTCATTGTTAAAACCCTATTAGTAACTAGAGTATGTATTATCGGTTTATGTTACTTTTTCTTTAATCTATCTCAGCCGCTTCGGAATCATCATGCCCATCGGCTGTGCGCCGCCGAGCTCGGTAAGTGCGTAAACCATTGCGTCGAGGCGGTCAGGCGACTTTTTGGTAGTGGCTGGCACGTATTCCATCAACTGGTTTTCCAGAACGTAGAGATTGCCGCGGTGGGCTACGCGACCCTGCGCATACAGCGCTGATATTGGCTCAGCGCGCGCGAACTTACCTTTGCTCGCATGGACGCGGATAATCCGGTCTTTGAACCCGGCATTGCGGAGCGTGTCCTCTGCCATGTCTCCGCCCTGGTTGGTTTCAATCACAATCGCATCGGCGTCATGCTGCTTATAAGCGTCCATTGCGCGCGTCGCCCAACCGTTAGGGGAATATTTACCGCTGTAGTCGCCGTCGGCGGAGTACTGTCGCTTATCACCTGCACCGTATGAGCTTGCGGCCACAATCCCCGTTTCATCGCTCTCTTCGCTGTTTGTTGCCTGCGGGTCGATAGCAATAACCGTTCTGGATAGCTGCTCGGTGATGTTCAGGGCTCGTGCTGCCGCAATCATCTGCTCTGTCCACAGCGCGCCTTCTGCGTTGAACCTGCGAGGGTTCTGCATGTACTGCGCTTCTGCCGTCCGGCGATGAGAGAACAGCGCTGTGCGGTGGCTCTCATTGTGCTTGAAAGGCCAGAGCCAACCATCAGGCAAGCCGTGCTCAATCGGTATGGCGTGACTGTTGTCCGGGTACTGCTCCTGATAGGAGCGGCTGTTATCGATGATTACTGGCAGATTCAGGTGGTGCCACATCTCACCGCTGCCGCCCCGCAGCAGATAACCGCTCAGGTCGTGGTAGTGGATGCGCTGCATGATGACTATCATCGGCGTGGTTTCGATAGCCAGACGCGATTTAATCGTCTCGTTGAAGCGGCTGTTTACGCCGTCACGAACCGTTTCGGAATAGGCATCATCTGGCTTAACTGGGTCATCGATAATCAGCGCGCCCTGCCAGCCAGGTTCCATATGCCCGGCACGGAATCCTGTTACCTGTCCTGCTGACGATGAAGCATAAACACCGCCGCCATACTCCGTCCACCACATCGCCTTACTGTCGGCATCGTCGCGCAGCTCCATCGGCCACATAGCCTGGTAGGCTTGCGACTTAATCATGCTGCGAGCGGTAGAAGAGTTCAGCAGTGCGAGGTTGTGCGAGTAGGACAGGTGCATGAAGCGTGCGCGCTTATTCAGCGCCAGACCACGACCCATCATGTTGATGGTTGCCAGTTCTGTTTTCGTGTAGCCAGGCGGAACGTTTATGATCAGCCGGTTAATCTCGCCGTCTATCACTCTGTCCAGCGTTTGCTGAATAACCTTGTGATGAGGTGCCACTATCATCTTGCCGCCAGTGCGCTGCTTGAAGAAGTAGCGGGCAAAGTATAGGCCGTCCTCTTCGCACTCTATCCGGCGCGCATAGTTCTTTTGCTCAGCAGTCGTCATCCTCCAACATCTCCCGCCGGGCAGCTTTGTATTCATCTTTCGTTAGCGCGGCCACTTCAATCGGGCCACCGTTCTTGCCGGTATGCTCGTGAGCCGCCTGCTCTTTGAAAGCCATCACGCTAATGTGTTTGCCGAGAAGCTCAAGGTTCTTAACCTTGTCAGGCCACTTAATTTTCTTCAGTAAGGCAGCACTATCGGCGGCAGCCATCTCTATGACGTCAATTCCCGAAAGGGTTGTGCGCCATACCTTCGGCCAGTCCTTAATCGGCTTGATTTCCCCGTTAGCCAGGAGGATGTCAGCGACGTCCATCTGGTCGATATCAAACAAGCGTTTCAGCACATAATCAGCATCAACCTCGACCCGATCATTGCGCTCTGCTTTCAGTTCGGAGATTCTGGACTGGATGTTAAGTTTCGCTAAGTTTTGCGAGCCTTGTTCATTGGCGGTCTTCTCGCTGTACCCCGCCCGAATAGCCGCTTGCGTAGCGTTCAAATCGATGAGGTACTCGCGACAGAACATTTCTTGTTTGTCTGTGAGTGCCATATATCTACCTAAGGAGATTCAATGAGTGAGTTAACTTTTAGTGGATTATCTGGGCTGCTTTCCAAGCATGGCGACGACTTGCTTTACCAAACCGATTTGATTTTAAAAAGGGTTTGCGATTACTGGGATAAGTCGCGCACAAAGCATTCTCTAATTACTTTCAAATATGAAAATGAAAATCTTGAGATAACAATCCCTCAATGCAAGTTTTCATGCTTTAGCGAAACGAAAATCGTTTTTAATGAAGGCAAAACCCTAAGCCAAGTGACGTTCTTCATCGAAAAGAATGGAAAACAGCTACCTTTCCATAATCTTTACGTCAATGAAGACGTAATTGTTAACTATGAGTCGCCCGGCAGATTGCCTGATGTTAGCTGGGCGCATGCCAGAAATGTCGAGGAACATTTCATGAACGAACTTATTCAAGCTGCGTCAAAGGCTAAGATAATTTGAAATCCATCATCAGGCGCACTCGTAAATGCGCCTTGTGATGAAAGCCGTTGTGAAAGAGGCTCTCACCTCTTCACTTTCATGTCTTCCATAGCCAGAAGGGCATCCAGAAGAACTTCCGCCTTTTCGACGCTTGATTTGCCCAGCGCAATACGCCCGCTGTTGAGGTCCTGAAATCCGTCCTTCAGATAGCGGCATATGGTTTCGAGTTGCTGCTTTTCATTTTTCGTCACGCAGCACGCTCGCTCACTTTGTTTGCTGCAAGCAAGCCAGCAATCCACTGGATACCCTTGGGCGTGAACTTAACCTGGATGAAAGCATGGCCGTTGTTCTGGTTCTCGCCGGTTTTCATCGTGAAGCGGCCTGCATCAAGATGCTGAGCATACGGAGTCAGCTTCCCAGCCAGGCGATACATGATGCCCTGCTCAATCAGGAACAACCGGAAGTCCGTTTCTTTCACCTTCAGCAGTTTTGCTGCTTCTCGAAACCCCATCGCGCCGGTTGCCTCGACGTAGTTATCAACGAATTCGACCTTAGGCGCGGCAATAGCGAGCTTGCTTTCCAGTTGGGCATTCTGCTCTGCGAGGTCTGCTGCGAGACGAAGTGCTTCGGGAAGCGTCTGCGGAATCTGCGGGCCGTGCATCACTTTCAGCTTTGCCAGCACTGAGCGCCTTACAGCCTTTGACTCTCTCATGCCTACCAGCATCATCTGGTCAAAGTCGAGATCGTAATAAGCCGTTTGAGTGTGGTTATTGTTTAACCGGAATTTTTTTCCGGTTCCGTCCATCTCCAGCTCATCCTCAATTTTTGCCAGAAACTTACGTGGCTCATGAGGGGTTTCACCGGCTTCGACGCGGGCCGGGTTAATAATGCTATTCAGGAAGTCCAGACTGCTCATGGACACTTCACGTTCTACGGAGATCATCTTTTTCATGGCGATTACCTTTTAGAAAGTTGAGCCTGTTCGCACAGAAAAGCCGCCCCGAGATGGTCGCCACCATATACGGCAGTTCTCAGGCTCAACTTTCTGAAAGACTCGGGAATGTTCTGCGCTGCGACGCGCGTTTTACTGCGGACATAAAAAAGCCCCGCATTAGCGAGGCCGATATTGCTTGGTTGCTGATGGTGAATCTTCTTGTGAGGCGCACCCAATAAAAAAAGCCCCACGAATGTGAGGCTTTCCATATGAGAGCTGGCGGAAACTCAACTTGCTTTGCTAAGGTCTGTTTAATTTTCTGGACGCCACCCGTATTTCTTCATAGGTCAGCTCCCTGTCAGTGGCGACGTATATTACTCGGCTGCCGGTCGGTGAAGTGAAGGTAGTTGACAGGATTTCAAGACTAACATCTTTACCGCTCGGATATTTACGACGGATATTTGTCACGCCATTGATAACAGTTAAGACCGTAGCGGGCTCATCATTAAAGAAAACCAGTACTCTTTTCATGCTTACCCAAACAAGATGGCTAAAAATTAAGACATCAACGGTTGTCAGTAAGTGCCTGAGGCAGCTAGGAGTTGCAGTTGCCATCTGGTAACAGGCTTGCGCCAAAATGCTCTCTACAGCCCGCTGTCACACTAAAAGCTACACTTAACATACATCTTTATCACATGTTATAACAGACATGTTAACGCTTCATAACTTCAAAAGGCATGAAGCGCAAAATATAACGAAAAGATTGCCTCACTTTGCCTCCTTCTGGAGGCTTTTTTACTTATCATCCGCATTGCGTCAGATGATTTAGTGATGTAGCGAATGTGAGGTTCGTTTTTTATTTCACTGCGTTATACCAGGCCTGCCACCGGTACTTATCCAGCCGCAGTTGGCGCAGGCATTCGGCAGTCTCTACGTCGGATTGCAGGTCAGAATCGCTGTCAGCGCCTGCATCACTTGCCTTGCACGGGGGCTGCATCAAATCCGCTGATGGAGTTGGCAGCGTCGATTGCACGCTGGCGCAGCCGGACAGACTCATCATCAAAATCACAGCGGGTACGATTCGGATCTTGAACATATCTCACCACGTCTCGCGTTATGGTTCGGTAGATAACCTTTCCCTCAATGGCAGCCTGCGCGCCTTTCTGCTCTCCAGCCTGGACAGCTTTAGCTGCCCTGTCTTTCTTCTTCGCAGCCAGTGAGTTGATGTGGTCAGCGTGTGCGTACCATCCGTTGCGGTATCTGATTTCACCGTAACCAACTGTCAGCAGAGTCAGGGATAGGATGACAATCAGTATTGTTCGCAGGCTAAAGGTCATTTTCGCTTTCCGCCAGGCACAGTTCCCGCTCTATATCCCTGCGAGTTTGCAATCCTTTCCACTGCTTACCGCCTGCCCATGTCCATTTGCGAAGCTCATCGCAGGCTCCTTTTCTGTCGCCATTGTTGAGCTTTTTAAGCAACGTCGATGAGCGGAAGGCGCTCACCCCTACGTTGTAGGTGAATGAGTAGAGCGCGGCGCGCTGGTAAGTGGACAGCGGAACCTTTACTGAAGAATCCACGGCTTTGATAACCGGTTGCATATGCTTATTCAGAAGGTCATCGCATTCCTGCTTTGTGTAGACCTTGCCCATCTTCACATCAGGGCCGGTAATGCCTGCACACACAGTAGGAATTCCGACAGGGTCGAGGTAAGGCTTGTATTTAACACCTTCCTGGTCTTGTATCAGAACGCCAGCGATAAATGACGCCCCTCCCGCCGCAGCTGCAACCAGTGCAGTACGTAGTTTCGCTGGTATCTGCATGGTCTCACCTATGGCGATAGTTCCTGGTCGATGTCTTTGACGATTTTGGCACCCTCGGAAATGTTCGTTACATCACCACGGGCATATGCAGCTTTGAGGATTTCGGTTCGCTTGCGATCTTCCTCAATCGCCGCTTTGTTCTTTCGGTCGTTTGAACGATATGTCAGCCAGGTGAAAGTCGCCGTTATGACAAATCCCAGGGCAAACAGAACATCCTGAAGAGTCAACATGGCGAAGAATCCCGTTAGACCTGACCAGAAATACGACCAGAATCCGTTGTTGGTATTCATACGTAGCATTTCTCACACCTCCGATAATGGAAGTGCTGTGGTGTAGTTAGGAAAGGCCAGCGAGGCAAAGGATGCGAGGGTTCATCTGTGATTGATTGCCTGTGGCCTAATACGAAAAAGGCCCGCCGAAGCGAGCCTTAAATATTTGGAGTGATTTGTTTGTGGTGGCCGGTGCTGAAATCCGGCCCGCATTCGTCGCCATGGTGAGCCTTTACCTCACCATCCAGCTCATTCACCACAACGGAAAGCTGCCTGTTTCACAACACGAACGCCCCGCGTAGCGGTTCAATCGTCAAGCAGCTTACCTGTTGTGCGCCCGTTATTAATCACACCGGGCCAGTGCGCCGAATTAGTTGATGAGGAATCGGAAGACCTCACTGGTGTTTGGCCGTTAGGCTACTGCCAGGAATTGCTCATCGTTTGCATTTGTCTTTGTGGTCAGTTTCTAAAAAGTCCGCAAAGTCGCTAACGTGACGAAAACTGGAAAGAGCACTGGGTAGGGATTCGAACCCTCTACCAAGAATGGCGATCTCCGACGTCGCCCAATGCCCTTACCAGATTTCGCCAATAAAAAAAGCCACCGTAGAAACTTAAGAGTCACTAACGGCAGCTTATGCGAATATCATTGCTCATTTGCTCAATGATGTCAACACGTTTTATGCGACTCGCTTCACTTTCTCTACACGTTTGCGAGTTTTAAAAGCATGTTCGAGCGGATTGTACAAAATGAACAGTGACGCCTTCAGGATATCGTCCACTTCACGTCGGCAGGTAGCCAGTGATGGTTTTGCCAGGCGCTCGCCACCACCTCGCATCATTTTGCGGGGACTTGCGACCTTGTGATAGTAGGATGATATGGAGTATTTAGATGCCCCATGAGCGTAGTAGCTGAGAAGAATACCGAAAGCCTTTTTATCAATGCGCATGACGGAATCGACGACCTGAGAAATCAACATTCCATCATCATCATTGCACATTGGCCTGGTCATAATTCTTCCCGGCTCTACGCTCTCCATGAACTTGGCGATAACGCTGCTCATGCGCTTTTCCAGTCGGCCTGAATAAACCCATGCGCCCCATAGCTCCAGCCATCCGTTAATCCAGTCGTGCTGCTCTTTGGTAAGGCTTAATTCACGTACCGTCATGCTGCATCGCCCCCATCAGGCTTATTGATGCCGAGCCGATTTACCAGCTCCCGACGCATTTCCATCAGACGCTTCTCCGTCTCGTGAACGTTGTTAAGCTGCCACTCGATAGCCTCAAGCATCTCCTTATCTTTCTGGCGCTGCTGTGCTAATGCGATACTGGTTACTGTGGTCACGATGATGCCTCCTCATGAGAGCGGGCGCTGGTCATCAGCACGCCATTAATGACTGCGTGACGCTGAGCGTGAATATCACCGATGTACTTCCTGACGGTATCACGGTGGCATGAAAGCTTACGGGCTACCTCGCTGAGGCATCCGTTACATTCCTGAAGTAAGCGATGAACTGTCTGAACGATAATCATGCTGCTTCCTCCCGGCTATTGCGCAAGTCTTTAAGCTTCTGCTGATACTCCGCCTTAATCGCCTTGCACTCTTCGATGCTCCAGCGGTGCCGGCTGTGGTTCGACTCAATAGCCTCGACGGCTGCCATCCCAATGCGCCGGATAAGCTCTGCCCGGTACGGCACGAGGTTGCCGCTCTTGTGCTGATTGCACACGACGCATTGTTTATGGATATTGCGTTCATCAAAGCGAATCTGAGGGGCCGCAGCAGTTGACCGGTAGTGACCGGCATCCCACTGAGCGGACGTGAAAGTTCCGCACGAGATGCATGGCAGGTCGCGGTCTCTTTCTCTGATGAAGGCGTTTACGGCTTGCTGTGCTTGTTTAATCCAGTAACTGCGGGGCTTTAAGGCGAGCTTTCGAATCTTGAGTCTGTCTTTCTGCTGCTGTTCTTCTCTTCGTCGTTTCTTCTCTGCTGCTTTGAGTGCTTTGTCACGCTCCCTGCTTCGTCGCTCCAGCGCTATCTTTGCGCCGCATTCCGGTCCACACCACCACTGATTAGCGAATGCCGGGTGGAACCATTCCCTACATTCTTCGTTTTTACAGCGCCGACGATGAGCTTTCATCATTTTCATCCTCCGCCACAAAATGATTCGGGTCTCGATACACAAGCCATTCGTTGATGCACTCGCCGCATGCGTAGGTTTCATCCGGCTCCAGCTGCTTGCTGCATCCTGCGCAGAGAGCTCTGGCTATGCTCTGCTGCTCGTAGTTTTGGGTTTGGATGGGGTTAAGCATGTTTCCTCCTGGCGCGGCTACGCAACCACCGGACATCAGCAAGGTGGGCTGTATACGCGTACGTTGGGATTTGAGAGGGAGGTAATTCAGGTTTCTTCTTGCGGCGGGGTCTGACGATGAATATGCAGTTTTCCATTACAGCGACTATGCTGCTTTTTCGTTTTCGCATTTCAGCGCCTCCAGGCGTTTCCGGCCATACGCCATAAGCTCATCACGCTCAACGGTCGTCATTCGGCATTCGCCAGCGCGCGGCCATGGATGCCAGATGATGAGCATTGAGCCTTTGTTGTTGCCGTTTACCGGCTTGCCCGTGCTTGCGTTCAGAAATGAGAGCCGCCCGCCAGTAATGAACCTGACCTCATGCGCTGTCTTGATAGCCTCTTTGAACCACTGGACAGAGGTATCAGCAGGCAGAAGTATCACGCAGCCAACACTGTGATCTGCATTCTCCTGTGCGGCCTTCTTAACGAAAGGCATCGGTGCACTGTATGGAGGGTTCAGCCACGCGTAAGCCCGCCCAACTCCGATCGGCATCTTGGAAAGCCAATTCGCTTCGAGCGTGTTTTCCATTTCATCAATAAACTTGGTGCAAAGCGCATTGCTCTGGCTGGCTGCTGCATCGAGGAAAAACGGGAACTCGCTCCGTAACGCCCGGTAGATTTCCGGCGGGGTTTGCCAGAGGTCTTTTATCTCAACTGGCGTGTTTGATTTGTCTGTCATGCTGCCACCTTCCTTCCTGTTCGCTTAGCCCACTCAATCGCCTCCTGAGCGTCCTCGCTCCACCTGACGTCTCTCTCTGCACCGAACGCGTAAACCAGCTCCAGAAGCTCACTGAACTCGCTTACTCGCATCTTTGAGGTCGACTGCCCGAGCACGACAAAGCCGCCTTTAATACCCGGCGCTGAGCGTTGCCCTTTAAGCGCTGCAGTGAAGATGTGCTTCCAGTCTTCGCTATCCAGCTTCATGCCATGCCATTCGACCTGCTCCGAAACATCGCGCAGCGTGGCCCAAAGGCGCTTGTTCTGCTCTACAGAGCGCGTCTTTTCCTGAATGGTCACGATGAGAGGTCTTTCTGGGTCGGGGTAAATCTGCTGGATGGTGCGGATGGCGTTTTGCTGGACTAGCGGGGTGCGGATTTCAAACGTTTGTTTTCTCATTCCTCTTCTCCAGCTTAATCAGCACGAATGCACTGCACAGAAGAATCAGTGCGTCAGTGAACATCAGGCCGTCCTGCTTAACGATGGCCGCGAACATGAAGCACAGGCCGATGAAGACCAGCATTATGATGCTCATACTCGCATCTCCTGCCGCACCGCGCGCAGCTGCTGATTGATGAACGCCGTCATGGGGTTTGAGCATCCGAACTGGCATAACTCATGCGCTGCGACATACAGGAATGACCCTTGGTGCTCGCTGCATTTCTCTGAGTTGTATCGCTCAATACGACCTGATTCGTGCTCGTCACGGAGAATGCGCTGCACTGCGCCCATATCTATGCCGGTGCCTTCAGATACCTGCCGGGAAGACACTGGCCCATGCTCAGTTACGTATTCGCGGATACGCTGGCGATTTGTTTTACCTTCGCTTAACTCGTACAGGCGGCAGCGTGTTCCCATGCCGGTACTTGCAGAGCGCACCAATGCGCCCTCTCGCACAAGCCCGCAGACTATGGCGGCCACACCGTCGCCCTTTCCGCCGAGTTCCTCAACGAGCTGCTTGACGGTGCCTTTCCGGTTCATTTCGAACCAGGTCATTATTTGCAACTTGGTTACCATGATGAGTCTCCGCTCAATACCTCGCGCGACTGATTGCCGCCATGGCGATCAGCTGGCTGGTAAAGAGATATCGTTTGGTGAGTGTTTCGATGTCGATGAAGCGAGGGCTGCCGATGTATCTGGCGATGGTGTCTATGTCGTCGAGGGTTATTTGCATGGCTCGGGTGCCGCAAAAAGGAGAGCTTCCTGCAGGCGGTCAAGCTTCACGTATTCCCGAGCTGAATATCCTTCTTTAATCCATTCTGCGGCGACTTTTGCGGATGTTGTGTAGTCGTAACACTCGCCACACTTGGTCAGAAGCTCGTACAGGTCAGCTACCGGTGTACACTCGAAACCTTCGCTGCCACCAACCGCCTTACCTGCCAACGCAGTGGGGCGTCGATTCCACTCTTCAATGCTATTGGCAGTGGCACCGCAGTCCTCACATTCTGGCCCGCACATGGGAACGCCGTCATCATAGCTACCCATCCACCCATTGGGATCACATCTGCCGCCGCAAAACGGACATGATAGATTTCCATTTTCATCAGCGACAACCGCCTTACCTGCCAGGGATTCGAACTGCTGCGCGGTGGTGTCGGCTTGTGCCTGCTCTGCTTCCATCATTTGCTCATACTCAGCAATCTGTGGGTCATACGGCAGAGAGTCGTCATCAGCACCAGGCGCGGGCGGTGCGGTGCAGTCACATTCAATGAGAATTGGCTCTCCCCAAGGCTGCACCCCGCCGCTATCTGCTAAACCAGTGTTGCCGCATTTTGGACAAACAAAAGGCTCCTCCTGCTCCCGCTCTTTGCGCAGCGCCAGAAGCTCCTCAACGATTAAGGCGCTTTCTTCCCAAGCCTGGCTTTCGTTGCCATCATGTATTTTTGCCAGAAGGCGATAGCGAACTGACAGCTTCTCTAAAACCTCATTGCTAATAGTGCTCATGGTTAATCCTTGTGATGATGTTTCAGAAAATAAAAAAAGCCGAATATTCGGCCCCGTTTTTTGTCTGGTAATCAGCAATCATTCATACAGCGGGTAATCAAAGTGCTCAGACACGATCTTCATGAAGTGCCGGAGGATTTCGATATCAACCCATGATTTTTCAGTCAGATGAAATATCCATCCGAGCAGTCTTTGCTGACTAGAGAGGCGGGAAAGCGGTATCTCATATTCCGTTTCTTCCAGCTTAAAAATTACAAAACCATCTTCGATGTAGACCTTCTCATCCATCGCTTTCTGATGTCGCATATAAGCATCAATATCCATTAAAACCCCCCTTTTTTGTTCGGTTTGCGCTCTCTCTCTTCTTTGCGGAAACGCGCCTCTTGCTGGTCGATGTCGTAAAGAATGCCATTACGTTGTTCAACGTATACGGTTCCCGTATTCCCATGCCGGTTCAGCCTTAACAAAAGCTCTGTCTCGGCAGGGTTAACAGTTTCATCATCCTCATTCTCACGATAGATACCGAGCCAGTAATCACAGTCTTGCTCAATCTGGCCGGTAGAGCGTGAGTCGCTCGGCAACGGTCGCTTATTGGCGCGAGCCTCGGAACCACGGTTAAGCTGCGTCAGAAGCACGACAACGCAGTTAAGCTCTTTAGCCAGTATCTTGAGACCTTTGGTGATGATGCCGTACGCCTGAGACTCGGTATCCGCCTTCTCGGCAGCCATGAGTGTCAGGTAGTCGACAAGTACCATTCCCACCTCGCCGCGCTCGCGCTTAATGCGGCGCGACTCGGATACGATGTGCGCCAGAGAAAGGCCCGGTGTATCGTCGATGTAAAGATTGTTGCTGTCGGCAATCTGCGTACCCATAGCGAGTGCCTGGGCGAACTGGTTTTCGTTGTAGCCATTCTGGTAAAACACATCCGACTTCACGCGGGAGTGCTGCGAGATGATTCGCTCTACCAGCTGCTCGGTCGGCATTTCGAGACTGAATGCGAGGGTTGGCAGGTTTTCTACAAGTGCGCAGTGGATAGCCATTTTCTGGTAGACGGTGGTCTTGCCCATCTTCGGGCGCGCGCCGACAACGAAAAGAGATCCGCGCACGATTCGCTTGGGCTCCAGCATTTCGTCCAGCGCTTCAATCCCCGATGTCAGGCCTACGGATGACGGGTTGCCTTCCAGTCGCTCACCGACCTGATAAGTCCACTTGTTGAATGCATCCCTGAACGTCATCAGGCCACGATGATTGCCGGTTTTAGCTTTGTCATCGACCTTCATCGCAAGCGCCTGAACCGCTTCCAGCTTCTGTGCGGTCGTCATTCCTGAGCGCGAGTAGAGCACCTCAAGCATCTGCGTTGCCTGCTCGATTGCCATGCGCTCGGTCGATTTGTCCTTCACGACATTGGCGTAGTGCATGACGTTTGCTGCACTTGGCGTGTTGCGGGATATGTCTGCCAGATAAGCGAAACCGCCTACCTGCTCAAGCTCTCCCTGCATCTCCAGTGCGTCTGAAAGCGTCAGCATATCCAGCGCCTTGCCTTTGGCGTTCAGCCCCTGCAACGCTGCGAAGATTCTGCCGTGCTGCCGGCTGTAGAACATGTCAGCGTTCAGGAAGCCGAGCACCTTCTGGACGTTGTCGCTGTCCGGGGCGACCATCACTGAGCCGAGAACGGCCTGTTCAGCTTCGTAGTTACATGGCGGGGTTTTGATGTCATCGGTCATCGCGATCACCCTCACGCACTTCGATGTAGAGCTTAGAGTTCAGGAAGCTGTCAAACTTCATGCGGCGCCACGTCCTGCCGGTCTTCTGGTCAGGCCGGTCTTCCAGCATCCAGCGGCAGTTTTCGCTGATGTATTTCAGGTATCCCCTGAAGCCTTCCATGTCGAGAGGCTTGCCATCCAGATTGCGGGCGATCTTGTTCGCCTTGCCCCAGAAGGTGCGGATGAGGTTACGACGCTCATCAGTGAGGCATCTCCACCCCCTGGCTTCTGGCAATTCATCTTTCAGGCATTGCCAGACTTCTTCGCAGGAAATTTTTGGCTTCTGCACGACGGGCTTTTGATTCTGTTCTTCAGGCTCGTTTGCGACATACTCATTACCTTTAGGTAATGAGTTATTATTTATATTATTGTTTATGGACAAACGTTGGACATCGCTTGGACAAACAGCTCTGAGAGCCGCATTTTTACTGGTGTTTGCGTTGGACAAGTCTTGGACATTCGTTGGACAATTTTGAGTCTGAAAATCGTCATATTTTACGATGGTGATGAGGCTGAATTTCTTCTGCATCGACGTGACGGTAATCATCCCTTTAGCCTCAAAACTGCGCAGGAGGCTTTTTACTTTGTTGTCGGGAATGAACGTTTCGCTGACCAGTGTCGGGCGGCCTGTAATCATCTGCCCGCGCTCAACGGTGACCGGTCCAACATCGGTGTTTACGACGGCATCCTCATGGTTTGCCTTGAGGATGAGATGCACCCAAAGATGCACGGCCTGAGAGTCCTTGTAGAGTCGGCTATCCATAAACTGGCGGTGTATAGAGACAAACCCCATACCGGCTGCCTCCTGCTGGTTTACGCGGCGTTCTTGCTGCCGGTAGTCTGCTAATTTAACGACGCCCATTCTTCACTCCTGCCTTAGCCAGTCGATAAACACCAATGAACCGTTCAGCGAACGATCTGTTATTGGCTGCCGCTACAACCAACCCGTCAGGTGATTCAGGGTGCCGAATCTCTTCTTTTTCCTGGTACTTCCTGCGTTTTCGCATTAAAATGTCTCCTGTTGATTGTGTTGGCGTAACACAGTTTGCTAAGCCTCGAATGAGTTACCGCTCATCGGGGCTTTTTCTTTTGTGAGAAGCAGTGCTACCTGCTTTGCAAGATTCGATAATTCCTCGTCTTCAACTCCCCACTCCAGAATTGCCAACAGCATCGACATCTTCGGGATCATGCTGGATTTCCAACGGGTAATTTGCGACTCATCAACGCCCAGCTGTGATGCGATATTTCGCTGACCGCGAATAGCAATGCGGTTGAAAATGTTGCTGGTAATTGCGTTGGCTCTCTTGCGTGTGCTTGTAAGTTCCATTCGGTATTCTTCCTTTGTTGTTTAGATAGATACGTGCGCAGACCTTGTGGCCTGCCACTTAAATGAGTTACCGCGTTGTCGGCGGTTCAGATTGGTAAAGAGCGGGTACTGCTTAGGCGGCCCTGGAGCCGCGTTTCTTGCCGTACAGTAACCAGAGCGGGTCGCACTGGAGAGCTGCGGCAAGCTCAAACAGGAAGCGCGGACGTTGCGTAGAACCTGCTTCAATTTGCTGTATTGATTGCTGCTTCATCCCAGCTTTCTCAGCTAATTGCGCCTGTGTCAGATTCAACTCCATGCGCTTCTGTTTGAGGCGTTCGGAAATTGTATTCATTACTCACCTCCACAGTTTTATCTGTATTGTCTAACAGTTAGTTCTGTTTGTCAAATACAGCTTTAACTGTGACGATGTGAGGAAATGGAGAGGAAGCTATGAGCCTTGCAGAACGGGTAAAACAAAGAAGAATTGAGCTGGGTTTGACGCAAACTGAAGCAGCAGAAAAAGCTGGAATCAGGCAGCAGTCTTGGGCGAGTATTGAGGAAGGAAAGACATTAAAGCCCAGGAACATTGTTGGCATTGCTGAATCTCTTCGCTGTGACCCCTCATGGCTGGTTAATGGTGGCAACTTCCAGCCTGTTAGCGAGGTGAACACAAGGAGGATTCCATTGATCAGCTATGTACAAGCTGGCGAAATGGCAACTAAAGGCCCAATAGAGGCCCTTGATGGCTCATGCGAGTACGTCATGACTGACATGGACTGGTCGCAATACACCTTTGCTCTAAAGATTGTTGGCGATTCTATGGAGCCTGATTTTAAGGCTGGTGATGTGATAATCGTGGACCCGGAAATCGAACCAGCCCCTGGGGAGTTTGTGGTTGCGAAAAATGGCGAACACGAGGCCACATTCAAGAAATACCGCCCAACCACTCTTGCAGAAGATGGCAGGCAGCACTTTGAATTGATACCGCTTAACGACGATTATCCTGTAATGCGAAGCATTGATCGCCACATCCAGATTATCGGGACGATGGTTGAACACCGGATTTATCGCCGGAAGAGATAGTCAGCATCATAGGAAAGGTAGTTAAGGCGCAGTGGCCTGAAGAGACGTTTGGGTGAGATAGCAAACCAATTTCTTAAATTTATTCAGGATGAAAACATTCAGTGGCTAAGAAAGATGATTTCAGGCCTACGCAAAAACAGGTTGATGATGCCATTAGCGTTCCAAAAATCGTTACTTTCTCGGGGGTAGCTTGGAATGCTAGCGAAGGCAGGACGCCGATTTGGTATAAGCTTGACCTTAAAGCTTTTGATGTCTATGGAAACCCCTTAGTTGGCATAAGATTTATGCTGCATTGGCGTTATCCAATTGTCGAAGGTGTGGATATTGTCAAACTTTCTTATGTTATGTTTTTGCATGACCGCAGGGTGTTTGCCCTAGATCCATATCCTGCTGACAACAAGCCTCACCGTAACAGAAGCAAGGTTGATCATCCTGATTTCGTTGACGTGGCCATTGGGTCTCATTACCACCTGTACTTTGAGTCTGTTGGGGAAGAGGTTGCATTAAAATTAGATGTAGACATCAAACCAGACGACTTCTTTGGCTACTGGAATTACTTCTGTTCTGCGCTTAATATCACTTACATAGGCAATCCTCCTTTGCCACATCAAGACAACTCAGGCCAGCTATCATGGGAAATGTAACGTGTTCAACAGTCATATCTAAGCTCGGGTTCGAATGTCACCCAATGAGCGATACACTGCTGCGCGTCATTAGCCCGTTCACATACTACGATGATAGCGAACAAATCAGCGTTTTTGTTCAAGAGATGAGCGGGCAATATCGCATCACCGATTACTGTGACACCTTGATGAACATTGAGTCTCGAGGGATAAACCTGACAAAAAGAAAAATTGATCTCATTCGGGCTTCTTTAGCCTCTCAAGGTGTGACACTTAACGAGTCGGGTGAGATTTCGGCATGGGCAACAGAAAAGAATGTCGGGGCAATGACGGCAAATGTCATTCGAGGTGGGTTGCTTGCGTCAGCTCAATCGGCTGATTGGTATGCAGAAGTTAAAGATGATCGGTTTGAAAAGTGTGTCATTAGTTATCTCAAATCACAGGGGCTAGGCGCCAGACTTTCTCTTAAAGAAAAGGTGAGAGGAATAAGCGGTCATGACATTACTATTCCCATAACGCTTAAACAAGAATCAAAACTTCTTGCACCTAAGAGAGGGTTCACTGTAAGCCTTTCAGGATCAAGAGGTTGGAACACGGCTCACTCTACAGTTGGAAAGATTGTAGATATTAGTCACTCAGTTCCTCAAATCAGCAATCGATTCGTTATTGTCGATAGCGAGGGATTAAGCCCCAAACTGCAACAACTGTCATTACTGTTCAACGATAGCGCCCTTGTGCTTCCTTTCCATAACAGGGACACTTGGATTGAATTACTTGTTGCTTAAATACCCCGGCCACCGCGCCGGGTTTTTTATTGCCTATTCATCCCACCCCTCGGCATCTCGCTTAGCCTGAAGCTCTTTTACCCTACTCATATCCTTTCGCTTCTTCATAATCGTTATTAGCTGTCGGTATCCGTGGTGAGCTGGAACAAAGAACTCCTGCCCAGGGAAATCCCTTTCCCACTTTTCTTTCAAAGCCTTAAAAGCCAGCGGCGCGAATGCTACTGACTGTTCGCACAGTTGTATCGCTCTTTCAAGATGATCGCCCTCAGCCCTCAGCTTGTAATGCGCCTTGATCTGCTCTTGCAATTCAAAATGCACCTGCACCTTCTGGTCTGCCGACAGCCAACTTAGTTTTTCTAACCACTCATTGATATCCATAACATGCTGAACCTTTGAGACCTGAGTGAGTTAATTCTACACAACCAGTACGAGCATGAAACCTCAACAAATTTTTTTTACCTTCAAAAACAACCACATCTGTTTCAATCTACAAATTTTACAGTTTTATCTGTTGACGTTATTACAGTTTTATCTGTATCTTTAGTCCATCAGCAGGACGCTGGTAGCCAAACGGAACAGATTGGCATCGCTCTTTAACTTCGACGGTGCGCTGACAAAGCGCGAACAGATACCAAACGAAATGGGGTTTGGGGTGTGGCAGGTTGCGCGATATGAGATGCGAGCAATACCACCTTAGGCAGTATGAGTCTGCAAGCCGATTTGGCAAACGGATGCAAGCCAGCCTCACCAAGCCGCTGGAGTACGGAATAGCAACAGACCTGCACACCACCAAAGCCATTTCACCAGGCGAAATGCAGCCGCCAAACACAGCCAATGCTGCACATGCAACAGGAGGATTTATGTGAATGCATAACTTCAAAACCGAGATTAATTAAATCTATCGATCCGGCCGCGAGCATCGACCACTAGGTGGCGAGATGCTCTTTCTGCCCCTCTTATGAGGGGCTAGAGATGACTCTGAAATGAAAGCATTTCAAAGCCATTTCACACGAGGACAAAGCCATGACGGTTATCCAATACGGTTCTTCAGTATCAGCTGGTAACGCTAAAACTCGCCGTCATGAGCGGCGCAGAAAGCTCGCTATCGAGCGTGACGCTATCGGCAATATTATCGACTCAATTTTAGGTTGCGAGTCTCCTGACGCTTCTCAGGAAGAATCACGCAAGCATGCAAGCCGCGTTGACCGAGCCACTTCGCTCGTAGCTCTCCGCGACAAGAAGCCGGAAGTAACTGAACGCAAGCGGAACCCGGCCAACCGCAAGCCGGTTAACCACCCTACCCACTTGATTAACGCGCACCAGAAAATGCGCGGTAAATCGATTCCATTAATTTGAGGTGAGATATGGCAGTGATTGAAGAAACAAACACATTCGACTGTAAAAGTGTTTATGTAAATGAAAATGGAAACATTGAAATTTACCACGGTGATGAGAGTGTAGTTTTAGATAAGGAGCAAGCGCGTGACCTGGTAAGTATTTTACAGCGTTTTGCCTGCACTGGAGATATTGAGTGAGCTTAAGAAATGGGCAAATAACGCAGTCTTTTTGATATACAGCAAGCCACTTATCTGAGGTGAGATATGAAATTCAAAGGAACTCCGGGCGAATGGAAGTATCGGGGCCCATTAGGTGAAATTTACAGTGAAGACGATGGGGTAATTGCTGACCTGTTGGTAAACGGAAAGGAAGATGAAAATGGCCGCCTGATAGCTGCGGCCCCTGACCTTCTCGAAGCGCTGAATTCGATAATGGAGTTGCAGACGCGCGGGTATGTTGTGCTTGGTGACAAATGCACTGAAATGGCCAGCGCAGCAATAGCTAAAGCCATCGCCGAGGAGAAGTGAATGGAAAAGGTAAGAATAACCAAATCAAATTGCACATTTGTTAGGCCGGGCGATGAAACGGAAATCACTACCGTGAATGGTGTGCAGCAGATGTGGTCGGAATCACTTCACAGGTACGAAAGGCTTTCATGGGTAACGCATGTTTGGGGTGTTGAATACGAAGAGATTACTACCCCGCCCGTTGAATAGCAGCCGATAGCCGATCGCATAGGTCGGTTATCTGATGCAATCCGCATCATAACCAAGACAGGAGAGAAGACCTGTTCTGGTTAAATGGAGAAATAACCCTTGTTGTCTGTTCGCCCCGCTAGTCGGGGCTTTTTTTCGCCTGCATACCAACAAGGCTGCTTATTAGCGCGGCCTTTTCGCTATGCCAATTAACCAAGGATAACACCATGCAACAGTTCGCTTTTGCAGGGTGGCCTGTTGTGGGCTGCTCTGAATCTCTACTCGATCGCATCACACGCAAGTTACGCACTGGCTGGAAAAAGCTGGCCGACATCCTCTCTCAACCCGGAGTGCCTAACCATGACTATTGTCCCTGTTAACGGAACCATTCTGGTTCAACAAGGTAATCGCGAGTTCAACAAGCTGTATGAAGCTGCATTCCCGGACACGGATGACGGACGGCACTTAGTCTATGAATGGGCGTGGGAAATCGCGATGGGATGGAATGATATTCAGGACGACGACTGGAACAAAAAACATGCTGCATGAATTAGAAGACGAAGACTTTATCGCGCTCATCTCTCCTGAAATTGAAGAAGAGGTAGAGCAGCAAATTAACCTGGCGGCTGAGCGCATGAATCAGCCAATCACGTGGCAAGAGTTCGCGGGGAATTACTCATGACAGAGAAGCTTGTTTATCAGGCAATCAGCGCAGTAGCCAAGGAAATGGCGGCTACCGGCATCAGCAAGGACAGGACGAACACGCAGCAAAACTTCAAGTTTCGCGGCATCGACCAGGTCTATAACGCGCTGGCTCCGGCGCTGGTTAATCACGGACTCCTCATCCTCCCCCGCATCACTGAGCGCACCGTAACCGAGCGCACGACCCCAAAAGGCACTGTCCTGTTCTATGTGGTGGTTAAAGCAGAGTTCGACTTTGTGAGCACAAAGGACGGCAGCGTTCACACGGTAGTTACCTACGGCGAAGCGATGGACAGCGGCGACAAGGCCACGAACAAGGCCATGTCTATTGCCTACAAATACGCAGCTTTTCAGGCATTCTGCATACCGACAGAAGAGACGGCAATTGACGCGGATGCTGAGGTTCACCACATCCAGCCTGCTGATGCTGACACCATTCTGGCCGAGTTCACGCAGTATGCAGGCACCGAGAACGACGCGAAGAAATTGCAGGAGCAATACGCATCAACATGGACGCGCCTTAACGGATTCCCCGAACACCAGGGTAAGTGCAAAGACGTAACCGGCATCCGAATCAAAGAACTGAAACAGGCGGCATAAATGGCGAGCAAAGGCGTAAACAAAGTAATTCTGGTCGGCAACCTCGGGCAAGACCCTGAGGTTCGCTACATGCCTAACGGCGGAGCAGTGACAAGTCTGCGTCTGGCAACGTCCGAATCCTGGCGCGACAAGCAGACCGGTGAGATGAAAGAAGTAACCGAATGGCACAGCGTGGTGCTGTACGGCAAGCTGGCGGAAGTGGCGGGCGAATACCTGCGCAAAGGCTCGCAGATCTACATTGAAGGTCAGCTGCGCACCCGTAAGTGGCAGGACCAGAGCGGTCAGGATCGCTACTCTACCGAAGTGGTGGTTAACGTCGGCGGCACCATGCAGATGCTGGGCGGAAAGCAGCAGTCAGACCAGCCTCGACAGCAATCTCAGTCCGCAAAACAAAGACAACCAACTCAACAGTCATCAGCCCCTCCTATGGACTTCGAAGACGACGTGCCTTTTTAAAGCGGGAGGGGGAGATGGTTTATGTCATCACCACGGAAGAGGTGAATGAAGCAACTGGAAAGCCAGAGCTAATAACTTCTCACGGAATAGACAGGAATACCGGCAAGCAAGTCATTCTCCCTCCCGAACACCCGCAAGATATCGGCGCGGAGTTCTGCACAGAGCTCCAATCTTGGGTAATCCTTCCAAAATAATGGAGCCATCAATGTCATCACCTCTTCCCGGGGCGGGATACGCACGCCCGCCAAAACGCTCCGGCACCAAAGAAGAGGTGCTGGCGCGCATCAAAGCACACCTGCAAGAGACGCTGGGACGCCAGTACGAAACCGAGAGCAAGGAAGCTCGAATGACACGCCAGGCTGATGCGCTGGCCGACCGGCAACAGTGGGACGACAACCTCGCAGCATCGTTTATGCCCGGATTCGTCACCACCGGCCCTCGCCGACCTGAAGAAACAGATAACCGTATGCGCCGCTTCCTCGGTCGCTACGGTCACGTTCGTAGCGATTAAGGAGTCTCTCATGAATGACTATTACGACCCATCACAAAACGCGACCGGAACAAGCGCGCCGAAATACGAAAAAAGGAACTCACCCCCGATGCCGAGCCGCGAAGAATTGATGGCGCGCAACAGCTTCGGATCTGTGAATAACAACAAATACCTCAACCGCTGGCTTGGAGCGAAGAAATGAGCATTCCTCAGGTCGTAAGTTTTTCTGGCGGCAGAACGTCGGCTTATCTGGTGCATCTGATGGAGCAGAGGCGAGCAGCTGGGGAGGATGTGTATTACGTCTTCATGGACACCGGCGCCGAGCATCCAAAGACGTATGAGTTTGTCAGAAACGTGGTGAGACATTGGGGGATTGACCTTCACTGCCTGCGTGTTATCCCCGACCCGGAAATGGGCAAGGCAAGCACATATGAAGAGCTTTCTGTGAATGAGATTGGCCCGGACCTAATCCCGTGGAAGCGCATGCTGAACAAGTATGGACACCCGTATGTCGGCGGTGCGTTCTGCACCGACAGGATGAAGTCAGTGCCCTTCACAAAATACTGCCAGGAGCGATTCGGGAAGGGAAAGTACCACACCTGGCTGGGCATTCGCATAGACGAACAGAGCCGACTTAAAGAGGCGAAGGGCTTTAGTTACCTGGCAGATATTAGTGACTTTGAAAAACAGGACGTTATCGATTGGTGGGCTGAACAGACCTTCGACCTTGGCATTCAGGAGCATCTGGGTAACTGCGTATTTTGCATCAAGAAAAGCATGCAAAAGGTCGCGCTTGCTGTGATGGACGAACCGCAGCTGGCAGAGCAATTCATCAACATTCTGGATACCGAAATCAGGACTGGAAGGGAGCCGGTTATGTACCGAGGCAATAACACGCTCAAATCTCTGATCGCCCTTTTCAGTGATACGTCACGTGACGAACTGGCATCGCGAATGACATCAATGCGGCAATACGATACAGGATCGTGCTCTGAGTCCTGCGAGGCGTTCTCTTGTCAGCTTGGTTTTAATTTTGAGGAGGCAGCATGACCGACACAGCAAAACTGAAAGCGGCGGCTGAGAAGGCGACGCCGGGGCCGTGGCGGAGAACGGCCACAATTTTCAATGGCATCACATATGGGCCTTTCTCGCTAACCAATGAAAAGGTTTTGGCTAATGTTGCTGAAAAAGCAAACGCTGAGTTCATCGCCGCCGCAAACCCCACCGCAGTGTTGGAGCTGATAGCAGCGCTGGAAGCCGCAGAGAAGCGCAACGCGGAGCTTACAGATGCACTCAAGCAGGCAGTTAACGGTTACAAATCCTGCCTGCGTACAGGGCATGAGCGCATTGTTGAGCTGGGTGGCGAATGCGACGAGCCGGAAGTGATGATTGCCGGCAACCCGGATATACGGTTGGCCGAAAAGGTTTTGGCGGCTGGCATCAATCTTGAGACAGGGGGGGTGAGTAAGTGAGCCACCATCACGGCTGACCTATTACGCCGGATAAGCGATATACTCCACTCAGGAGGTATCATCATGCCACGAAGAAAAAGCAGAAGTCGTAAAAAAGAAAATGAGCTGCTCGCCAGCATGACCCCCGCTGAGCGTCACCGTCACATGCTGAAAAAATACAGCCATGTTAAGCGTCTGATCGACGTGGCAAACGGTGAGCGCTTTGAAAATGGCATAGTCAGCTCAGTTGACGCCTACCGCTCGCCATACGAATTAAGAGTAAAGCGCGGGCGTTCAGCCAATGGTAAGAAGTCGTGATGAAAAATAATCTCACTGTACGCAGCAAAGAAGAAATGGCGAAGGTTATAGTGGATTTAGCTGCTTCAGGCGTTGCTTGCATTTTTATAGGGAGTTAAAGGATTGAGTTGGCATCATGGCGATTATATAGACCTGATTTCTGCCGTTGGTACAGCAATTGCCGCCGGAGCTGCGGCTTATGCCGCCGTTCAGAGTAGGAAGAGCGCAAAAGATTCATTCATTCAGCAGCAAAAGTCATTTAAGTTTGAAAGGGAGAGGCACCTTCATGACCTTTTGAGGGCTGAAGCCATGAAGGCGAACGAAAGCGTTAAAAACACCAAGGGTCAGGATTGGACGTTTTTTCAAGCGGCAAACGCAACTTATGCTATTGATGCAGCAAAGCAAATCATTAACAGTTTTCATCCTAAACCCTCATCGGAAGACATTGAACGGTACAAATTACTCTTCCTAGACCAACTTAACTATGAAATTACATCGGAAATGAATCAAGCGCATAACATGCCAGATGGTTTCTGGAATTCGCATAAAGGATTCAGAGAATCTAGTGAGATAATTCGATTATGGCTGGATAACTTGAGGTTTTTTAATTTTCTGAAAGATGAAGTTGAATAGTACCACTTCAGTAAGCTGTACGAAACGATATAACCGCTTAGTGATGCGGTTATATCATCGCACTTGCGTAGCACTAACATGAACTTTCATGCCAGATTGATCAATCTGCAGAGCGCGTGCAGCAGAAAATACAGACCGAGACGCTTAAATCCACACCCGAGCGCACCACAAATTGACAGACTACCCGACCCAATTTACTGTATATAAATACAGTTATTTTGGGGTGTGTCATGAGCAAAGACTCGGACTATCTGATTATCTACAGGGGCGAGATACATCACCGCATCACGCCCGGACGGTGGGTGCTCATTCAGCGTGCGCGCGAATACGGCGGCGGGTGGTGGCTGGGGAAAGCATACGACGATGTGTTTATGCTTGAGTTCGAGAAGCCATGCTCTATGGCTGCGGCTTCGGAATACATCATGTCGCATGGACGTATGAGCACATTCCCACCGTGGGATGACAATTTTGAGTTAACACCATGACCCGCTACGGCGGGTTTTTTATTGGAGGAATTTATGTCTGATTTGGCAATGAAGGTTCTGAATTGGCAGGCCAATGGCGAGGTAGGAATAAGTAGCGCCACGTTGGCCTCTATCGCTCTCGGGCTGAAGAAAAACATATATAGCGACCACTTCGGCGCACCGCATGACGCGGCAGACTTCCGTAGATGTATGTTGCTGGTCGAAGAGATACCAGAAATTCGCGATCACTTTCCAGAAGTGGCGAGAAAGGTTCCCAAGTTTAAAGCAATCCTTAAGGAGTGGGATTCCCTCGTTGAGTTGCTTAAGCATGAAATTAAGCAACACGGTAACCGTGCGCCAGAGACGTATAAGCGCATTAACGAGCTACGAGACGCCGCCTGATGGCGGCTTTTTTACGCCTGGAGATAATCGAATGGATATAACAATGAGCGATAAACTCATGCCGATCACCGATGTGTGCGCGGCAACCGGCTACAAGAAGCCGACCATTTATGAATGGATGCGAGATGGTAAATTTCCACGTCCTGTTAAGATTGGCAGAAGCGTCAGATGGCCTTCCAGTGAAGTCGATGCGTGGATAAAGGATAAAATCACTTCTTGTCCTCGATCAGGCCAGCAATAACACCTCCCCACCAATCCATCATTTCCCTTCTTTCTTTCATATACTCCGCATGATTGTACGCGGCAGCTACCCTATTCTTTTGCTGATGAGCCAGTTGTGCTTCTATCACTTCTGGCCTGAAGCCTTGCTCATACAAAGCGGTGGATGCCGTGGCGCGGAAGTCATGCCCGGTTATCTCACCGCTCGCAAAACCCTGATACTCGATAGCACGATTAATGGTGGTCTTGGCAATTGGCTGTCCAGGCTTTGATGGGCTGGGGAAGAGATATTCTTTATCACCTGTCAGTGGTTTAAGTTCTTCCAGCAATGCGATAACATGGTCGCACAACGGAACGCGGTGTTCGCGGCGTTTCTTCATCACTTCTTTTGGGATTATCCATTCGGCTTTTTCTAAGCTGATATCATCCCACCTGGCAAACCTAAGTTCCTGTTGACGCACGAATGTCATAACCAGCATTTTTATGCAGATAACCATGACCGGGCTTTTGTAATTTCGTAGCGAGACAAATAGCTGACGAAGCTCTTCTGTAGTTGCCGGTCTAGCGTGGGTGGTAGGCTTTTGCATCACCGCGCCGCGAAGGGCATACGATGGATCTACTTCAGCTCTCAGTGTGGCGACGGCGTAGCAAAAAACGGCTGAACATATCTGTCTAACCTTTCCTGCGGAATAAGCATTCCCGGCCTTCTCGAGCGTCCGCATCAATGCAAGTATGTGCGCGGCTTTAACGTCCTTTACTGGTATCTTCCCTATTGAGGGCAGGATATGCTTATCCAGGAATCCACGATTAACTATCTGAGTTTTCTCTGCCCAGGTCTGGCACTTTCGCTCATACCATTCTTCAGCGATTGATTTGAAGGTGTTCTCTGCATCACCCATAACCATCAGCTTTTCAGTGTCTTTGACGATGGTTGGATTTTTGCCCTGCCTAACCTGTTCTCTTGCCCACTCTCTTTCTCTTCTGGCATCAGCCAGGGAGACGCCAGGGTACTCGCCTATCGTATAGCGCCCGTCTTTTTTTGGTGACAGCCAGAACCGGTATCGCCATATCTTGGCACCGGTAGGCCTGACATCAAGATAGAGACCCTGACCATCCTGAAGCGAGTAAGGCTTCTCATGAGGTTTAGCATTTCTGATTTTTGTGTCGGTTAATGGCAT